ATAGGTTGTTGCATAGGTTGTTGCATAGGTTGTTGCATAGGTTGTTGCATAGGTTGTTGTATAGGTTGTTGCATAGGTTGTTGCATAGGTTGTTGCATAGGTTGTTGCATTGTCGGCGCATTTATCATATTTTTTTGTAAAAATATATCATTTTGATAATCGTTTTGAATTTCCTTTTTTTTAGAAAAGGCCTCTTTTATTTTGTTCAGTTTATTTTCACGGTCATTTAATGAAACCTGCAAAGGCTTCTCTATTTGTAAACTATCACCAACTGATGTAATATCATATTTTTTCTTAGTTTGATTCCAAGTCTTATAGGTAGGTTTTATTCCATTTTTCAAACAACCATATGGTGTCTCCTTATCTATAACATAATGTGTTTGAATGTTGTTGTCGTTTTTATTATATAAAGGACTTTCTATTTCCGCGTGTTTGACTTCTAATAATTCTTCAGGTAATTCAATATTAACATCAACAAACGGTTCATTGTATGATTTCAGTGTTTTATTATGTATGTTATGTATGTTATGTATGTTATGTATGTTAGATGTATTATTGATGTTGGCTAGGGCAATTTCTTGTTTTTTTTCTATTTTTTTTTGCTTAGAAAGTGTGTTTAAATAATTAATCGAATCATAAAATTCATCTGTATACTCAGTTAAATTGTTTGTATTAGAATGTGTAGTTTTTATATCACCTTTTGCATGTTTATTATCAGATGATCCAACATTTTCATTCTGCTTATATTCTTTTATACGTTTTATTAGCTTATTTTTTAATACATTGGGTGATATAATAGGAGGTGGTAATTTTTTAGATTTATTCATAGAAGTTTTTTTTTGACTTTTATTTAAACTACCACCTACCTTGAATAATTCTGGATTAATACTTATAGTTTTATTTGACATATTTATATGTTATTGGTATTATTGATATTATTATATCTACAATAAAAAATAAAATTTAAAACGATGCTAAAATATTGAAAAGCTGTAAAACTATTTAAAAAATAAATTGAAATGTAATTATAATTAATAAATAGGATTAAAATTATTATTACTATCCAATAATATCAAATCCTATCATTATTTTATCAACTATTAAATCACCAAAATGAATTCCTATGAAAAAGAAGCTGAACGAGAGTATCTAATTGATAAAGAAACATATACATATAATTTGGAGGATCCATGGTCATTAATCGAGTCATATTTCGAGGGACAACATTTGGAAAGATTAGTAAGACATCAATTAGAATCCTATAATCATTTTGTAGGTTATCAAATTACAAAAACAATTGAGATGTTTAATCCACTCCATATTGCATCTGAACAAGATTATGACGCGAAATCAGGAAAATACGCATTAGAATTATATGTGAATTTCGAAAATTTCAATATTTATCGACCACAAATACATGAAAACAATGGAGCAATAAAATTGATGTTTCCATATGAAGCAAGATTGAGAAATTTCACGTATGCATCTGCAATGACCGTTGACATTAATATTAAATATATTGTTAGAAACGGTGAAAATCTAGAAAATATGCAAACATTTTATAAAACATTACCAAAAATTCATATTGGAAAATTACCAATTATGTTAAAATCAAATATTTGTGCTCTTACTCAATATAAACACGTAGAAAATACATATACTGGTGAATGTAAATTTGATACTGGTGGATATTTTATTATTAATGGATCAGAAAAAACAGTACTAGGTCAAGAACGCGCAGCAGAAAACAAAGTCTATTGTTATAATATTTCTAAAAATCAATCAAAATATACGTGGATGGCAGAGATTAAATCAGTCCCCGATTTTAAGTGTATATCACCAAAGCAAATAAATATTATGATTTGTTCAAAAAACAATGGTTTTGGACAACCCCTTGTAATTCAATTACCTCGTATAAAAGTACCAATACCATTGTTTGTAGTTTTTAGAGCATTAGGTGTCATTTCTGATAAAGAAATATGTGAGACAATTTTATTAGATATTAGTGATGAATTAAATAAAAAATTATTGGATGCTTTACATGCGTCTATTATCGATGCTAATAAATATTTAAATCAACAAGATGCTGTCAAATATATTACCAGTCATGCAATGTATACTCCTATTAATATGGACAAAGAAACCGGGGCTCGTAAAAAAATGGAATTTACAATGGATATTTTAAACAATGATTTATTTCCACATTGTCATACCATGACAGAGAAAAAATACTTCTTGGGACATATGACAAATCGTTTGTTATTAGTTAATTTTGACATAATTAAAGGAGATGATCGTGATTCTTATTTGAACAAAAGAATTGATTTGACTGGTACGTTATTGAACAACCTGTTCCGTAATTATTTTAATAAATTGGTGAAAGATATGGAAAAGCAAGTGATTCGTGAAATAAACAATGGTTCATGGAAATCGACAGAGGATTATGAAAATATCATTAATTTGACAAACATATATAAAATAATAAAATCTACAACCATAGAAAATGGTATTAAAAGAGCGCTAGCCACTGGTGATTTTGGCATTAAACACGTTAATAGTAATAAAGTAGGTGTTGCTCAGGTTTTAAATAGATTAACATACATATCTAGTTTAAGTCATGCACGCCGTATATCAACACCCACAGATAAAAGTGGTAAATTAATTCCACCTCGTAAACTGCATAATACATCATGGGGCTATTTATGCCCAGCAGAATGTTTCGATCCAAATACAGAAATTTTAATGTGGGATGGAACTGTCAAATTAGCAGTTGATATCAAAGTTGATGATGTTTTAATAGATGATCTGGGCAATCCAACACGTGTTCGAACTACATGTGAAGGTTATAAAAATATGTATGATATTATTCCAGACAAATCCAATTTTATGGAACATCGTGTAACAGATAATCACATTTTGACACTAAAAATACGTGGTCACAAGGTAGTCCGACCATCAAATAGAACGGATAGAAATTATACACATATTGTAGAATTTTTGAATCGTGATAGTTTAGTGTTTCAAGAAAAATATTTCACATGTTTAGAGGATGCAAACCAATTTGTATCTAGTATCACAGACGATGATGATACAATAGATATAACTATTGAAAAATATCTAACGTTGAGCAAACGAACAAAAGACCGATTAGTGTTGTTTAAAACAGAAGGCATTAATTGGACAAAAAAAGAAGTAGAGATGGATCCATATTTACTTGGTATGTGGTTAGGTGATGGATTAAGCGATGGTAGCGGATTTGCTTTAAATTATAAAACAGATTTTGAAACACTTGCTTATTGGGAGAGATGGGCAGAAGAAAATGGCGCTGTTTTGACAAAAGGAAAAAGATATGGTTATAGTGTAGTTTCGAAGAAAAATAAAGAAGCGTATTCGCAGGGAATTTGTAATAGAATAGAAGAAGCACCACTTAAAAAATATCTACATAAATACAATCTTGTAAAAAATAAACATATTCCAAATGAATATCTCACTAATGATAGAGAAACAAGATTGAAACTGCTGGCTGGATTAATAGATACAGATGGTTCTGTTCGCGCTGAAGGACGTGAAATACGTATTTGTCAAGGACCTGCAAATTATAGAATAGTAGAAGACGCTTATACATTAGCAATGTCACTCGGATTTTCATGTGGATTAAAAGAAGGAAAAAGTCAATGGACAGATGAAAAAACTGAATTGAAAAAATTTAGTACTTACAAAGAATTGACAATTACAGGACATAAAATTTGTGAAATTCCAACACTTTTACCACGAAAAAAATTAGTTCCAATAGAGAATGAAACGCAAATTTTAAGAAGTAAATCGTTTATGTGTAGTAAGTTTAAATTAGAGGAAGTAGGAATTGGACCATTTGTTGGATGGCAACTACACGATAAACGTGGTAGATTTATTTTAAAAGATGGACTTTCAGTGCACAATACTCCAGAAGGAGCTTCCGTTGGAATTGTAAAAAATCTCAGTTATATGACTCATATTACAATTCATTCTAATTCATTGTCATTACATGAATATGTTGAACCTTATATTACCAACATAAACAACAGTGATATACATCCAGTCGATATGTTTAATAAGATAAAGGTCTTGATAAACGGATGCTGGGTTGGTTTTTCAAATAATCCAGTAGAATTATACACGATGTTGAAAGAGAAAAAAAATAGTGGTATTATCAATATCTACACGTCGATTGTATTTGATTATAAAATGAAAGAAATAAGAATTTGTAATGACGCAGGTCGATTAACTAGACCGCTTTTGCGTGTCAAAAATAACGATATTTTATTAAAACGATCTATTTTGGATAAATTAAAAAGAAAAGAAATAAACTGGGATCATTTGTTTACCAATACGGTATTAGAAAATGGTGTTATGGAATATATAGATCCAGAGGAACAAAGCTTTTCATTGATATCGGTCAATCATCATGAGTTGTCTGGTTACAAAAACAAAGACTCTGATAAAATATTGCATTATACACACTGTGAAATTCATTCTAGTACAATATTTGGTATATTAGGTTCATGTATTCCATTTCCAGAGCATAATCAATCACCCAGAAATTGCTACCAGTGTGCGCAAGGAAAGCAAGCAATGGGTGTTTATGTTACTAACTACGAGAATCGTATGGATAAAACCGCATATGTATTAAATTATCCAACTCGTCCATTGGTGGATACACGTATTATGAATATGATTCAATTGAATAAAATTCCATCAGGAACAAATGTGATTGTTGCTATTATGACTCACACCGGATATAATCAAGAAGATTCGTTGTTGTTTAATAAAGGTTCAATTGACAGGGGTTTGTTTATTGCTACTATTTATCACACAGAAAAAGACGAAGATAAACAACGTATTAATGGTGATGAAGAAATCCGATGCAAACCAGATCCAAGTAAAACAAAAGGTATGAAATTTGGAAATTACAACAAGGTGAATAATAAAGGTGTTATTCCAGAAAATTCACTAGTTGAAAATAGAGATATAATCATATCAAAAATTACACCTATAAAAGAAAATAGAAACGACCATACTAAAATAATTAAATTTGAAGATCAAAGTAAAATATATAGAACAAATGAAGAAACATATGTTGATAAAAATTACATAGATAGAAATGGTGATGGTTATAATTTCGCCAAAGTCAAATTGAGAATTGTTAGAAAACCAGTTATTGGAGATAAATTTTCAAGTCGTCATGGGCAAAAAGGTACAATTGGTAATATTATTCCTGAAGAAGATATTCCATTTACAAAAGACGGATTAAAACCAGATATTATTATTAATCCACATGCTATTCCAAGTAGAATGACAATTGGTCAACTGAAAGAAACCGTTTTAGGAAAAACATTATTATCTTTAGGCTTATTTGGAGATGGGACATCTTTTGGTGATTTTGAAGTGAAAGATATTTGCAAAGAATTATTAAAGGTTGGTTATGAAGCACATGGTAATGAACTATTATATAATGGTTTAACAGGCGAACAAGTTGAATGTAGTGTATTTATGGGTCCGGTATTTTATCAGAGATTAAAACATATGGTAAATGACAAGACCCATAGTAGATCCATTGGTCCAATGGTAAATTTAACTAGACAACCTGCTGAAGGTAGATCAAGGGATGGAGGATTGCGTTTTGGTGAAATGGAAAGAGATTGTATGGTCTCACATGGCGCGTCGAGATTTACACAAGACAGAATGTATTATTCATCTGATAAATATGAAGTACATGTTTGTAAACAATGTGGACTTATATCCGCATATAATGATGATAATTCTTCATCGATTCATCATTGTAAAACATGTGATAATAGAACCAATTTTGCATTGGTAAAAATACCATATGCATGTAAATTAATATTCCATGAATTACAATCAATGAATGTTGTTCCTAGAATAATAACAGAACACCTCTAACCGAATACATATAAACAAACTTACAAAACAATACTACAAAACAATACTACAAAACTAAAGATAAATAAAATATATTATTTAGAAAAATAAAACAAGGAAAAATAAAAATAACATGATATTATAATTAAAACATATACTCTATATTTTTTTTATTGAAATTATGAATTCGTATAATACAACAAATTCAAACAACAGCAACAACAGCAACAACAGCAACAACAGCAACAATATGAATAACAATGCAACCAATTCCAATACATCAAAACCACAAAAAACAATCATGAAATACGCTGATATTTCTAATTTTTACAAAATAAGTGATTATTTACCAATATTAAATGGTTGTATAAATGCTGAATTAACGGTTATGTATATAGCTTATTTTACCTTATATTTAACAATAGGAAACACTGACGCACTTAAATTGTGGCATGATAAATATACATTTACATTATCCATTTGGACTATATCAACAATGATGATAATACTGGTGTTAACACGTTTATTTTACACATTGATTTTTAATCAATTTACCGTTTATAGATTCACTTTTTTATCAGTGATTGTGCAATTAGTATATGATATTTTCTATTATTTGATTTTTTATCATAAATTACCTAAAACATTAAAACTATTTAATTATTTAGACATTAATGCAGAGGATGTTAGTTATAGAACACCGACAGAAAGTATCACATCCATTATTTTAGCATCTTTTTTAAGTTCGAATTTTGCAACATACCAATTAAACTCTAATTTAATTTTATTGATAGTTTCTATTTATTTTATTCCTTTTTTTATTTATAATTCATAATTAAATTATATTCATAAATATATATATATATAGTTTGTAAATCAATTATAAATAAATGTCAATTGGTCTTAGTAATCCTATATCGGGAAGTTATACTTCTAATTATGGAATGTTTATGTATCCTCAATCAAAAACTCCAAAAAGTCCTTATTTAGGTGGTCCAATCAAAGGTTTTATTCCACCACCAGTTCAAGACGTAGATAATAACGATTTATATGCACAGACAAGATTTACACTTACAAATGCATGGAACACCAAAGGTGCAAATAAATGGAATACAAAAGCAAAAACAATTCAAACACCTTTTCGTGCTGTTACAAACTCAGGTGATCTTCTATGTAGAGAATATTATACCTGTGGTGGTCCATGTCAAACATTTCAAAGTCGTCCTGGAATGTTTGGATTAAAACAACGTTTCGGTGCAATTCAATACATGTGTGATGGAACAGGTGTTCCTCCTGCTGCATGTAATGTTAAATACGTTTATGACAGTTCTAATTATACAACATATTTGAAACAAAAAGCAATTAATTATAATTACAATGATTATTCATATGGTGGTGATGAAAGTTCAGCATCCCAAAGTGCATGGAGAAGATCTAGAAGACAATAATCTAAAAGACAATAATCTAGGAAACATATTATATTACAAATAAAAATATGTTATTATAATAATATATTTATAATATAATAACATACCACATAACAAAAACACGACATCACGACACCATGACTCAATTTGACGACATTATTGTTACCCCAGTGTATGGACCATTAACAACATCGAATTATCCGTCAGCAATGCCTTATCACAGTTATGGTGTTTTAACAGGAAAACATCCAAATCCACCTCAATTTTATCCAGCAGATGGTGCTAGTCAATTTTCAAATGCTAGGAGAGAATATATTAGAACGGCGACCAAATTAAATAATCCATATGGTGTTTATCCGAAAGATGTTAATACGAACGACCCATATCCAGCCACTAGTTTTAGTTATATTCCAGTAGACCCCATTACAGGAAAACCATTATATGCAAAATATAATCAACCTGTATGTTCTTCTCTCTACACATCAGCTAGAAAACGCGTTAGCATTGGTAAAAGTTCATTGAAAACAGGATTACCTAACACCGCACCGTTAAGTTATAAAAACTACAATACAAATGATGTAAAAAATGCGTTGCGTATTACACGCGCAGGTGGTTGTACTGCTCCCGCAAAAAAAGGCTCTATATACAATTATTCTTTAAGAAACGGACAAGTTTGTGCTTGGGGGTCATTAGTACGACAAAATTATTAAATCTAATTCTGCTTATTCAATCTATTTCATGATAATTTATTTTATTGTTATATAATATATATAATATATTGCGTAGATAAATAATGAACAAATATTTAGTTGAATTTATAGGAACCGCTCTCTTAGTTTTTGTTGTTTTATATACAGGAAACTATTTAGCTATCGGTGCTACTTTAGCAATTATAGTATTAATTGGTGGAAAAATTTCAGGTGGCGCATATAATCCTGCTGTCGCAATTGGTATGGGTATGGCTGGTAAAATTCCAAAAACCGCTATAGTTCCTTATTGCGTTGCAGAAATATTAGGTGGATTGTTAGCACTTTGGTTATATAAAAGCATTATTAAAGGTAAGAAATAAATAACAAATAATTAATTTCTTCTTATATTATAATTAAAGATACTATTCATTAATTATAATTAATAGATGCGGTCAAAAAAAGCTCAATCTAAACACATGAGAAAACATAGAAATAAAAAATCCAAAAAATGCAATTGTGGTTTGAAAATACCATTTTTAAAATGGGGTGGTGACAGTCCAACCACTGGACCCACAGGACAATCAAAAACTGATTTAAGTCAACAATTAAGTGGTTTATTATCTGCAACCACAAAAAAATTAACAGGTGATTTTAATGATTTAACAACAGCGTCAGCAAATGCTATAAATAATGTTACTGATTCTACTAAATCAGCTATAGATGACACTGGTAATCAAATTACACAAAACACCAATAGTATTTTAGCTACATCACAAAATAATGCAAAAAATACTACAGACAAAGTCACCAGTTTTTTAACAGGTGTTTTAAATAATGCAAAAAACTCATTGCCTGATATTACAAAACCAACGACAACAACAAACAATCGTGGAACTGTTCCTTCAAAACCTATGACAACTCCTCCAAAATCTACAAGTTCAATTTCAACTTCTTCATCCAAAACTGGTACTCTTAGTAGCATGTCAAATAATAGCAATAAATCACCACAAAAATCAAATTCGGATAAGTATGTTAGCAATACAATTGCAAAATACAGAAAATTATTACAAAATTCATCTACCAAAAAAGGTGGAAGAAGAAGAAGATCATCCAAGAAACCAAAATCCAAGAAACTAAAATCAAGAAAATCTAAAAGAAGACAAATGTATAAATATAAAGGAGGTTCGGGTTGTATGGATGGACCTGTTGGAATGGAAAAATCGTCTCTAGCATTTACAGCTAGTCCAATATCACATATTAATGCAGTAGGACCAAGACCAGATCAAATGATCGGTCAACACGCATATCCAGCATGGCGTTTTAGTGAATAATAGAAAATCATTTCACAAACACTATCAAACAAACAAACTGCTATTTATTTTGTTTTTTTCATAAAACAATAAATTAAATATAATCCAAAAACCATAATTCCAGTCAAATAAACCGATTCAATGGCATCTTTATCTTTCTTCTTTTTATTATCGTAAATAAAATTATTATCATATTTTGAATCACTATAATTTATAAAAGATTCACCGCATGTTTGATTTGTTACTGGATTTACACCATTTTGAAATTGACAAGGAGGAATGCCACCTATATCTGATGTAGCTACCCATGCAGTACCAAAACCATTATTACCATTTACATCAATAGTAGATAATGTAACACCTTGACAATCAATTGAAGGAGTAAAAGCTAATTCTAAATTATTAGGATTAAGACCATTTTCAATATCTGATATAAGACTATCAAGCATTCCACTAGGAATATTATTTTGAATATAAGTATATCTCTCTACACTAGTTCCACCTAAATCAGTTGCTTTGCATTGAGTATTTGTATCTAATAAATAATTCATTCCCAACGCGTTACCTGTCGTAGTTACACCGTTTTGATCACTCATTATAAATTGTTCATAATTACCTGCAATTGCAAGATTTTCATCAAAATGTTTCCATGATCTATCACTAGTAGCACCCAACTGAGTTGGACTCTGAATAAATGAAGGATAATTATAAGTTGGTACAGAACTATAAACAGCTAGTCCAGATGCAGTCCCAGGTGTTGTCATTTTATGAAAATTTTATTGAATTAGAAATTATAATATATATAGATCGAATATTATAATTTGTATTTACAATTTGTATTTACAATTTGTAATAAATTATATTTAATTAGTATTGATACCTACAGCAGTTGATAATTTCATTGCTGAATTTGCCTGGCTATTCATTTGAGTAGTTCTATTGTTTTGCAAATTATTTACTAAATTATATAAAGAAATTGTATTTGTATTTAAAGCCTTATTAATATTATTAATATTTATATTTTCTGCTTGACAAATATTCGATATAACTAGAGCTGATGCAGGTGAAAAAGGTAACGTCTGATTAGTAGTTAAACTATTAAATGTAATTGTTTGTCCATTGGATATATTTGTTACAACATTGTAGATGCTTAAAATATTATTATTTATTGTAGTTATGTTATTCATATTTGTGTTAACAGCAATAGAAATTTGAGAAGCATCTGATGATGATGTAATTGTAGGTGATGTTATTGAATTTACGGATGCACTATTAAATGATGTATCAGTTATTAATCCATTAACTGTTGTATTAATATTGTTAACATCATTATATAATATTCCAATATTGCTTATATCTGTCACAACTGCATTATAAATAGCAGATAAATTATTTGAACTACAATCAATTGGTGCTTGAAGATTAATTCGAGTAAATGTAAACCCTTCTACTAATTTAGAGTAATTTCCGCGAAATTTATCATTATTGATTGCTAAATATAACTGGTAAATTATTAGAAATAAAAAAAAACATATTAAAATAATCACAAAAATATTATTGAATTGTTTTTTATTGAACATATTGAAGAAATTTTTCATTTATGATTTTATTGTTTTACGATTTTATGATTTTACTATTTTACTATTATTTGATATTTTGTATTATATTCTATAAATTATATATAAATTATAATAAAGTATATATATTATTATATAATAAAGTATATATAAGTATATTCATATAATAAAATGTCAACAGCTTATTTTCCATTAGGAATGTCAAGTTATAATAACCGTTCTGTTTATAATGGCGCAGTTCCTTATGTTCCGTGTAAAGGAACCGGTCCAAATAGTTTTCCAGTGGGTACAACTTCTGGTAATATACGACCTTTAACTAATTACGATCCTGCAAATTTTTATCCACAAAAATTTGGTCTACCACGTCCATTAAAAATATATAGAAAAGGTACTGTAATTCCTCATTTAGATCCTAGTAGTCCACAAGCATTGTTGATATCAAGAAATATGAGTCGAGCAGTAAAATCGTCTACAAAAGGAAGTTTAATACGACAAATGATAGACAATCCTGGTGCATTTTCAATTAAACAAAATTCGGAAACAGAAATAGATAATATCACTGAATTAGACAAAAATTGTCAAACATGTAATGGTATTGGAGTCGTCGCTTCTTATAAACCAAATAAACCATATATTACTGAAAATCCAAATGCAATCACAACAACACCCAAATTTTGTTGCAATGAAGAGAGAAAAGCAAAACGAAGAGTTATTTATGCTACTACAAATTTATCAAAAAATTATTATACTACTTTACAACAATATCGTCAAAATCGTTGTCAAACTTACGACCAACGCATATTTAATTTCTTACGTAGTGCTGAAGTAGGTGTAAATGATATTAAAACAGTTGAAAATATTAATGCATCCAACGATCCTTATAACGCAGTTGAAGCATTGCAATATGCTAATAAAAACAGTGCAACCTTTTTAAAACCAGGAGGAGAATTAGCATTAATTAATGCGAATACCTATGTTGCAAATTGTCAACCAAATAGTGAATTATCAGAAGCATCAGAAATCTATTTAATTAAAGTATTGTTTATTTTAATAACAAATCAAAAATTATTAACAGCACAAGAAATAAATGAGTTCAACCGCATGAACATTAACAATTTCAAAGACTTTGCAGAGTTTTTAAAAACTATTTCCAATGACACTTCGAGAGAAAAAGCAATAAGAATATTCTACGATTTTATAAATAACCCATATTATGGAGTTCCTTTCTCTGGTCCAAGTAATCCAAAGGGTTGTAAATTAGTTGTTTATAAACCTAGTAATCCTCAATTTGCTAATGAAGGTGCTGTTAGTAGTAGTACTAGAACTCTAAAACTAAACGTTAATACAATAGAAACTAATTTAGCAGGTTATAACAAAGATCAAAGACAAGGCATTTATTTAGGTATTGGTCCAACAGCATTATTAGGAGGTGTTCCAGAAATACCATTTTTATATAAAAATAAAGCTCCAATATGCAATCCTTATTTATATACACATTATTTACAAAACAAACAAAGTTGCAGTAGTGTCGCAAAATCACCTGATAATTATATCAATGATGTTGGTACAACTAGTGCGGATTTGTAAATCCGCTAAAATATCATTTTTTTGATAAAACATATAAAGATAAATAAAATACATATATAACATGGTAAATCACATACATACCTAGCTACCATGTTGTTAATTATATTTATATAAAGCCCGTATAGCTCAGTTGGTTAGAGCGTTGGTCTTATGAGCCGAAGGTCCACGGTTCGAACCCGTGTACGAGCACATTTTGACATTATATAAACTAAATAAAAGTTTATACAATGTTATTTCATATCTACATTTTCGTTGGTTCAACATAATGATTATAAAATATGTTTAATTTTTCTATAAATTTATTGTGAGGTATGTTGTTTTTTTCACACCAATGAATTGATTTTTGAATATTTATTTTTTTGATAGAATCTATTTTTTCCTCCTTATTTTTGTGTTTTATCAAATTTAGCATTGAATTAAATGCGTCCAACTGATTATTACCGAATATAATATTTAATTCTTCTATTTTATTCAAAAAATGACTCGGTATATCATTTTTTATTATATTATGTAAATAAAAATCGTTGCTGTTCATACTGCTATTAATAATGTCGTTCAATAGAACATTATCAGTTTTAATAAATTCAAGTAAATATTGCGTGTATAAATCCATACTATTATCTTGAATACTAAAATCTTTACATACGATATATTTTTCATTGTTTGTTACATCAGACGTAATTGGTTTAATAATATTTATATTATTATATGAATTCGATAAAATATATAGTAAATCTATTATTGGTTTGTAAAATAAATCACCTACTTTAATTACACATATACCATGTATGTTTTGATAACAAAATATACTATGTAATATTTTTATAATTATATTATAGTTATGATTTTCTATTAAAGTATTCGAATTTTCACTAAATAAATCATAAAATAAAAAATCAATGCCTTTTTTTTGAATATCATTACTGTTGATGATATAATAATAATTCTTAAAATCATTTATATAATTATAATTGTCATTATAATCTTCTCGAATAATATCCATACACTCCATAATTGCATAGCTATTTTCACCAAAAAATAATGTGTTTATTTTTTTACTTGCATATGATTCAAATATATTCAACGATTTGATTATTTCAATAAAATCATAAAATGTATTTGAAAATGGTTTTAATTTACTTACAGATATAGATGTATTTGGAACATTTGAATATATAAATTTATATGGGTGTATTATATTTCTTATATTTTCAAATTGTTCGGTGTTCGGTGGATTTATCTGTGTAACCGCATTATTATTACCAAGATCACAAATATTATTTGAGACAACATTATTAATTAATTTTATTAATTTCGAAGTATAATTATGTAAGCTATGAGAAATATATAGTTGAGGAATAAAAGGACGAAATTCTATGTTAAATATAATTGTATTTTTATTTTTTGGTAACATATAATAATTCATTTTTAATATAATAGTGTATAAGTGTAATATAAGTATATACAGTTACTAATTGTAAATATTTAAGTATTAACTGTATGTATTATTTTATTATGGGTTATATTTTATTCTTCTATAACCATTTTTTGTTTTAATTTTTTTGTAGTTTTTGTCACAGTTGACGGTTGTTTCTTTATTTTAGGCTTTGAAAGTTCTGAAATTTCTATTTTTAATTCATTCTTGTTTTCGGTTTCGATTTCATTTGTTTCTTCTTCCTGTGGGTTTTCTTCCTGTGGGTTTTCTTCTTTTTCATATACCTCAATATTATCATCATCAATCAATACTTTGTTTGTATTAACGTGTCTTATTTTTTTATACACAAAATATCTATTCAAGAACGATATTTTCTTTTCATAAGCCGACATTTCTTTTGCTTCACCATATTCTGATCCCATTCCAGTATATTTATTCTTTTTCATTTCCTCCAACATTATCATATATAATTCACTAAATAATCCATTTCCTTCTGGTAATCCCAATTGTTTTGCTTCGTCACGCGAGATAATTTTAAAACCAAAGTTTTCCATCAAACGATTCAAATAATCAAAATTCACCAAATATTCAGAAATCAATTGATTGATTGACTCCTGGAAAACATCTATTTTATATCCTATGCAATTACTATCATCTGGAAATTTTTCATCACTGTACTCTTTTTTAATTTCCCAAATTTTGACTTTGTTTTCACCATCATTAATTTGTATACCATTTCCCTTTTCAACATTTTTCAGTGCATCAAATATTAATTTACCATCATAACATGTCCCGATAAAATATCCGTTAAGTGAAGTTGTTTCTGCTACATTTTTCAAAAATTGTAACAATGTATCTTTATCTTTGAAGAAATAATGCAATGCGAATTGACATGATGATATCGAAAACCCATTTTCGCCTTTGCCGAATTGACGCACAACTCCTTTACCTAATTTCGATTCGTCTTTTGTTCCTTCACCAAAAACCGCCTTGGTAACTTGAATTGCTTTATCATTTAACATAGCTGATCCATTTTTAATATTTAATCCACTATTTCCATTAACAAACAAAGCATACGGAATATGCTTGAATTTTTTTCTATAATTGAGATATCTTGCACATGCACCGTCTAATTTATTTTCTAAATTGTCTTTTGAAACATCTATCCCAAAAACAAATGACAATTGTGCGTTGATCCATTTTGAAAAATCACCTCCTTTACCGCATGCAAAATCAATAAGAGAATCTCCTTTGTTTGCTACACTCTTGATTAATATTTTTTTCACAAACAAATTATGAAAGTCACGCATTGCCTTTGTTTGATTGTTTGAATTTACACCAACCCGATTATAATAAACATCATCGTCACCACCAATTTCATCAGGAATATCTTGTCCGGTTGATATCATTTCTTCCGATATTGGGTTATGAATCGAATACCAATTACTATTTGCAACATGATAAGCATTACCGTAGTTTTTAATGCCTCGTCTAAATTCTGATGTTTTATCATACCGAACCCGTAAAGGTACCCATCGCCATTGGCCTTCTCTAGACAAATCATACCTAAACTCAACAATAGTATTGTCTTCAAACACTTCATTCTCTTCTGAAAACATTTGATCACTTCCGGTATCATCTTTTTTAAGCATAATATTACATAAACCGGCCATAGGATCATATGGGTTTGACGGATAAAATTGAACGGGTTTATATCCAGTTTCATTGTCTTGGTTACCGACTCTACTTTGTTTATCTTTTTCAAAATCTGGTAAATTATCATCGATAACATCTTGACATGGATTTAAATATCCATGTACCTTTTCATCAAAACCACAACGTAACACTAATGTTTTATATTGTGTTAATTGATTCAGACTTGACATGTTTGTACCGTCTTCAAAAATAGATGTAACCAAGTCTTCACCGTTTTTGTTCTTTTTTGTTGTTACCAGAAAATCAATTGTATTATATTGTGGGGGTTTCCATTTAAACGAATATTCCCATGTTACTTTGCTTAATTTTCCAGCTCGTCCAACTTGATTGGATCCAACACCAAATGATGTGTGTGTGAAAATCAATCCATCTGTAGTGTATTCAAATAATCCATCATTTATTTTTTGCATGATAATATTGCATGCTCCAAATATAGACATTGTATCTGTGTTAGTGTCACCTGGAGTTTGTTTTTGAGATTGTTGTTGCGATAGCAGGTTGGTAAAAGGATAAAACTTTTTGAATTCTACTCGCATTGGTGATGAATAATCCGTATTCACAATTGATTTGGGTTGTAACAATTCGATTGTTTTCATTAATATCACATATCTGTAATCTTTTTCTTTGTTTTTATCTTTCTCTGGTTCTGTCTCAATCTTAGAATTGGATGGAACAAATTGCATAGCACGTACATCCTTTCCGTTTAAATAATAAATATCAAAACTTGCATACAAATTAATAAACACACCATTTTTGTTGTGGTATATTAGTTCTCCATCCAACAAAGAGTTCATTATTTTCTTTTCTTTTGTTACAGCACCTGTAAATATAATATTCATATTGGTGTTGATTAAATATATTTTACCATCTTCCGCTATAAACATGAGATGGCGTTCACCATCCGCTTTCTCTGTTACAACGAAATTTTCTCTAATATTTGGAACATTCATATTTTCATTCATGGGAATGATATTTTGCAATTGAAGTGTATAAGACGATGGTCCGATGAAGTCACTAGGATATATGCGTTTATTTTCCACTTCCGCATCCAAATCCTTTTTCATTGCACTTGTATTTGCATTAGCATATTTTTCACTGTATAATAAACGCAAATACGATCTTAAAATTATATTTTGTTCGGTATAAGAAATGGGAAAATTAGTCCCTTGTAAACCCATCAAAACAAATTTGATTGTTTTATTCAAAGCGTTTAGTATTGATTCATGACTATTAAAATTTGTTCCAGGACCTATACGTGTATTATCCACTTCCAATTCAATTTCATATGTTTCTGGATTTGTAAAAACACCAGAATCATCTAAACGATATGTGGATTTCAATCGAAAACTGTTGTTCTCTCGTTTTGAATTTTTTACAATACTAATATCAACATTGATAGGATAATCATCATGTCTAAATGTAACACGATTAATATAGCGAAATACTTTTTTTGATTTATCCCACTCATCAATCGTAGTACGAACTATACGGTCGGTGTTCTTGTTAATTGTTTCTTCATTGCTGTATGAAACACGAAAATGAAAATCATCAAAATCAACTGGTTTAATTGGTTGACTATCAGAGAGAGCAGGCGATTTATTTACGAATTGAATAAATTGATTGTATTGTTGTTCTTGATTTGATAAAAGCGTTTTAATGTTATTGGTTCTACAATATTCTTGTATGATATTTAATCCAGTCAATTCTGTTCTTATTTTTGATAGGTTCGTTTTACCAGTTCTAGCATCTAAATACTCATTTTGAATACGCAATAAATAATACCCTTGCTCGTTGTTTGAGTTAAACCCTAATGATTTTATTTTTTTAATAACATTGTCATAATCGTTCTTGGTAAACGGTTTGTTGGATTTTGTTCCAAAACGAACCTCCAATTCTTGATTTTTCTTTATATCCTTTGTAAAAGGAGAATTATTATAGTATAACTGAACTAGTTTTTTTAGATCCATTCCTGAGGATGGGGATAGAGATGCGGATGATTTTGATAATTTATTACTATTGCTCATGCTATACAGATATGATATTTATGTTATATGTTATTATATGTAGAATATATAATAACAACATATAATTTTATATTGTAATTCAATTTTAAAAATATATATTATATTTTCGTTTATATGATTTAAAATGAACAAATATCTAATTATATGAATATGAATATGAATATGAATAATAAGGTGGTATATTTAATATTATTAATAATATCAATAATAGTAATAATACTATTGTTGTTAGCACAAAATTATTATTACAGTATTATTAACAAATATTTTCGCAATAATGAAAACAAAATTATATATGATTACTACTTGAAAAATTGTATTCAAGTGATAAGCAAAAAAAATTATTATATGAATTATGGGCTTTGGAACGATAAAAATATAACACTATATAAAGCGAATAAAAATTTGTGTGATTTTATTTATGAAAAATGTAAAATAAATAATTATGACAAATTTACTATTCTAGATGTTGGCTGTGGATATGGTGCACAAGATATATTATGGAGTAAAAAAATTTCATGCGCATCTAATTTAATAGCTGTTGATATTTCAAAAAAACAAATAAAATATGCAAATAAAAAACTAAAGAAGCTGATAAAAATAAAAAATAAATTAATATATATGGAATGTGACGCACATAATTTATTAGATAAATTTTCAAACAATAAATTTAATAGAATAATTTCATTAGAATCAGCATTTCATTATAATAATAGACCGAAATTCTTTAAAAATGTAAGCAATCTTTTAACAAATGACGGAATTTTTGTTATAAGTGATATCATATTAAAGACAAACAAGAATAACATGTTTAAAAATATTTTTATAAAAATTGCATCAGATTTTTTATGTATACCAGAAAAAAATTTAATAACATTAGATAAATGGAAAAATGATATTGAAAATAGTGATTTATCTATTATTGAATTCTATAATATAACAGATAAAACATTTGATTCATACTATAATTATTTTTTTAAAAATTATATAAAAAATAAAAAACTACCTACGATATTGTCGTCAATTCTTTGTCATATCTTTGCCAAGGTACAACCATTTTACTATATCGTAGCTGTTTGTAAAAAAAGATGTGAATTTATTCTCTAAAATATTTATTGAAAAAGTGAATAAAATAAAAAAACTCTTACAGAATTGTAAAATACTATATATAGTGTAAAATAATATAAAAAAAAAATTGTGTTATACTATAAATGAATAATCTTGAATTATTACAAGTGTACAGTTTTGACAAAAAGACTAGATTAGGCGTCAATAGTGATGGTGGCTACGTTTTAGCAGAGCTGGATGGAGATTATGATTGTTATATTTCAGCTGGTATATCTAATGAAGAAAGTTTTTCACGTGATTTTATTAATAAATATAACATGAATGAATATAATAGTTTTGGTTTTGATGGAACTATAAATAATTATCCATATAATTATACTAAAAAAATTTCATTCATAAAAAAAAATATAGCGAGTTTTGACGATGATAATCATTCTAATTTATCTTTTTTAACTAATAATGATAAATATAATAATATTTTTTTAAAAATGGACATAGAAGGAGGTGAATATCAGTGGTTATTAAATATAAACGAGAATCAATTGAATAAATTCAAACAAATTGTACTGGAGTTTCATGGAATTACAAATGATGGGTGGAATTGCAGTTATGACGATAAGGTAAAATGTTTAGAAAAATTATCAAAGACACACTATATTGTTCATGCACATGGTAATAATCATGGACCAGTGATTAATAATATTCCTGATGTTATTGAATTAACTTATGTTAATAAGAATTATTTTGATTCGATTCCAGAATTAAATTCTACACCTTTACCTATCATTAATTTAGATTTTGCTAATAACACACGTTTTCGGGATATTAATTTAAACTTTTATCCATTCGTAAAAAAGAGTGTTTAATTCTTGAGATGACCAAATAATTAAAAATATTGTATAATTGCTTCATATAATTCCTGCTTTGTTTTCTTTTTCAAAGTACATAAATCAATTACATCAAGTGATAATTTATTACAAATTTCTACCAATTCAGGCAATTTATATGAACTAAATGCTTTTACTGGTTTATCTATTTGATCTAATTTATAATACGTGTTTTTATATGTTTGTATATCTATTGATGTTTTTTCACATTCATATGTATATTTGAAGGGTGAATGGCATACAACAATATGTTGTTTATGTGTGTTTGTTCCAGTATCCAAAGAATCCGAACTAATAAAAGACAATTCATAATAAGTATTTTTTCGCAAATACAAAACAGATAATTCTTCCAAAATACATAATATCAAAAATGTTTTCACATCTATCATATTTTCATTAACGAGATAATTTTCAACATCGGACAATGGAGCAATTTTGTATTTTTTTATTATATTTTTGTTTTGTCGCAATTTATCCACATATTCTATTTTTAGTTTTTTCTCTACTACCATGTTTATTGATTCGTGTTTATCTATATCTAATCTTAATTTTTCATATTCTATAAATCCATTTTTCATAATAAAAAAACACCAAAATAATTTGTCTTTTTCTTTTGGACAAAAAGACGGGGAGATAGGTTCCTCTATTACTTTTACTGAAAATTCAGTACTATCAATATTTTCTCCATTATTTTCCACATTAGATATATTGTTGGTCTCTGTCTTGTTATTATTGTCGCTGAATCTGTCATTGTTGAACATAAAAGGTTGTAAAGATTCCAACAATATGTCGGTTTTACTTTTAAATAAATTTTTAGATATGTTGATTTTATTCATTGTATTGATTATCAAAGGGTCCTTACCTATATGATTCTTACACTTATACTTTCAAGTTATCTTTATTATCTTTTACAAAATATACATTTTTGAAATCCTCCTTCTGTTGTTCAATAGAAAGCAATTCATTTTCTTGTTCATAAACATATTTAATATAATCTAACAATGCAGTTATTACATTTCTTTTAACATCGCTTAAATTAATATGAATACCATAGCTATTTTCATTCAAAGTGATTTCTTGATAATTTTTTAAAATACCCAAAATATTTATTTGGTTGTATTTTGACATATTTTCAATTTTGTCTCGAATGTATATTAATTCGTTTACGTTTATAAATTCTTCATTTTGTTCAGTTATTTCATTGTCTGTAGTAATAACATCCACATCTGATACTTCTAAAAATGATTCCATATAAAATAATAAAAAATAGTTTTATATTATTTTATAATATTGTTAATTTGATTTGATAAATATAAAAATATTTTATATATAATAAATTATAAAATGAAATCTGTTGTCATTTATTGCTATTTTAAATCTCCATCTAGTGATTTAAATCTTTCTTTTTTTGTAAAAAATGAATTATTAAATGTAAATTTTTATAAGCAAAATAATTTAGATTTACGAACGATGAGTGATGAAGATTTGATAATTCACTATAATACTTATGGAAAAGATGAAGGCAGACTTCCAAATAATTATAAAGATAACTCATCAGATGTAGATTATATAATTATAATTAATGGATATGAATGTAATGAAAATATTAAATTTCCGAATTTGGACAATTTAACAATTATCAAAAGAGATAATATAGGTTTTGATTTTGGTGGATATAATAGCGCATTGGAATATATTGAAAAAAACAATAAAATATACGACCATTATTTTTTTTTGAATAGTGGAGTTATAGGACCAATATTACCTCATTATTTTGTAGATAAACATTGGACAGAAATTTTTATAAAAAAAATAAATGAACGAGTAAAATTAGTAGGTACTACTATAGTTTGTTTACCTCATAATGATGATGGTAAATATGGTCCTAAAGTAGAAGGTTTCTTTTTTATGACTGATAATATAGGTTTAAATCTACTGAAAGAAGAAAGAACAATTTTTTGTAATCACCACGATAAACATAGCGCAATCGTAAATGGCGAATATGGGTTATCGAATTGTATATTAAAAAATGGATATTCAATTGATTGTATGTTGCCTAGATATCAAAATATAGATTGGAGTGATCAATCCAATTATAATTTAAATAATAATATGCATCCTTCAAGAGAAAATAGTTTTTATGGATATTCAATTAATCCGTACGATGTTATATTTCATAAATGGTATTGGAGTTATAATAATTCACGGGTTAATTATAATATAATAGAACAATATATCAATGAATATAAATGAGCATAAATCACTAACATCGCTAATTTTTCAATCCTTTTCAATAACAATCCTTGGTTTTTTTATCATATTCGATTTTTCTCCAATGTCACTTGTATTTATCAATTCCCCTATTATAGATATATAAGAGTCATTCAATTCAAAACGTTGTCCAATAACTCGAATTTGTATAATATCATCTTCATGAATATTAAGAAATTTGTTGTTGTTGAAATGATGATCTCTTGCAATAAACACAACAATTGGTGATGGATTTTCAAGTGCACTTTCTGCTCGAATACCTGCTTTTGTTATATTTTTTACTTTGCATGTAATATTCATTCCTTCCACTGGATTGCAAATCATGCATTCAAAAACAACCTCGAATGATATTTGATCTCCTGATATAACGCCACTGGAAAATGTAATAATTTTGGATGATTTTGGTTTAATATAACCTTCTACTAAACATTTTCCCTCATAATGCGCATAAATAACATTTTCAATTGTTTCTTTAATATTTCTTCCGATAACAGTAATAGGTAATGTAATATTTCTTGTTAATAATGATTTTGAATAAATATATTGCTGAGTTTCTTTTTTGTTTTCATTCCCATTCCCATTCCCGTTACCATTTCCATATGATTTGTTCGTTCTTTTTTTCTGAGGATTAATTTGTTGATTTGTTTTGTTTTGATTTGTGTTTTCTTGAATCACTACAGTATTATCAATATCTTCGTTTGGAATTTGTGTTTCTTTTTGTATTTCAGCTTGTTGTGGTGCATTCTGTTTATCCATAACAATAACTATTTTATCGTCGTCTGAATCAGTAGCAATCATTTTATCTTATATGTTAATAGTTGTATATGTCTCTTATTTAAATCTTGTTATACTATATTAAGATAACATATTTAATATCTTTATATTTCAATTTTAAATTTATATTTTAAACCACATGTTTCTAAACGCATACTTAAAAATTATAAATCATTGCTAATTCTGTATCCAAAAACCATATTTTTCCATTTTTCTTTATTTTGTTAAAATAACGCATAGTAAATTCCTGTAATGTACACAATTCTTGATTTACCATATGTTTTGTATTTTCTTTCGTGTATTTTTCTTCTCTCAAAATCTCATTCATTACAGATATATTCTTAGCCTTTGTTTTTTCATCAGAACGTGCCCCAGTATTTCTCTTTGCATTTACATTTTTAATTTTAAAAACATAATGGGATTGTTTTGACTCAAAAGAAATAAATCCAACTAATTCATTGTATTCACTTTCTTTTATACTGTATTTCTCTCTGATATAAGGTGAAATATCATGAATATCTTCTGGTTCGGCATTAACCCATGATTCAGACCCATTCAATCCTTGTCTGTGTATAAGAATATGCCTTTTATCTTTATTATATAATACGATTGCAGAGAAGCGTTTGCCTTTAATAATTTTGTTCAAAAAATACGATTTTGCATACCATTCAAAACTATTCTCTTCAAATGTATCGGTTGAATACAAAAACTTGAACAATTCCAATTTTTCCTTGTAGTTTAACTCAACATCGATGATACGTTCCACCAATATTTCCATAAGTAGACTAATTTCAATATTGTATTCCGTAATCATTTTGTGTATCGTTACACCGATAAACTTATACCAATCATCTTCTCCTCTATTAATTGATACTGTATTAATTGCTAAAGTATAATATTCTTTCAACCGTTTTAGTAATTCGTCTGTCGCATGTGTGTTTTTAATTTTTTGAATTTCTATTTTTCCACTATCTACACGAGTTAGTTGAATTGTATTTAGATTTTCTCCTGGTTCGGATGGATTTTCTGTTTCATTTTCTTCTTGTAATTCAAATTGAATTTTATTATGTTTATAATCAATCGGAACACTTCTCTCAAATATACCTATACGTTCATTATTTAATTCCATAGGTTGAAACAAATAATATTCGTCAATGTTAATTAGGTAACCACTGCGTCCATATTTATCGGTTAGCTCATTATCATCTTGAATCATTTCTGTTAAAGTAGCATATATTTGTGAAATCGAATATTTATGTTGTAAATTAATCCCTGATATTAAATCTGTTTTATTGTAAAAAAATCGCTCTTTGAATAATTGACGAACCCTTTCCTTAATTTTGTCAGAATTGATCATTAAAAACGTAGAATTATATGTGTCTTCATTGATGTCTTCTTCTGTTATTTTCTTAAAAGGACGACATTTATATTGACAATTATCCATATAATCACATGCAATTGTATATGGAACATCACCTACAGGAAAATTATCAATAATAGTACCATCAGCTAGTTTTTGTTTAATTTTTTTATTTAAAAATTCGGCAAAATTCTCTTGAGTAAAATTAGCCTGTCCTTGATTCAATAAACAATCCACTGATGTTTCTTTTAAAATGCGAGTTATTTTGCCTATTTGTATTGCCTTATATTCAGCCATTCGATAAATATAGACATCGGCTGATTCGACCTCTTTATCTTCTAGTAGAGTAGCATGCATAAAAATTTCAACATTTCGTTTTTCAAAAGGCAAATCTTTATGACTAAAACTTCTTACTGCTCTGCCAATAATTTGTTCGATGCGATTCATATTATACCATGGATCCATAATGTGCACCTGTCTTATAAATTTAAAATCAACACCTTCTGATCCAGCTCTCGAAATAAGAATAACTTTGATTTTTTCTCCATTCATGTTATCGTCATTTGTAAGAGCCTTTACTGCATCATTATTATTTGGCGATAAACGAATGTCGCCTGTAATCATTGTATATCTAGCGGGTTTAAACCCTGATCCACTCGTAGCACCGCGGACGCGAGGTTTCATCGTTTTTGAATCCAATGGTTCTGTTGGAGGGGTTTTAAAGAGAGAATTAGCCCCATAACGTATTAATCCCATTTCTTCCAACGCAAGAGCCATAGGTATTAATCCAGCGTCAATATATTGAGAATAAATAAGTATAACTCCATCCGATTTTAAAACAGTATCACATATGTTTTTTATTTTACTACTGTATTTGCCTATGTTGTCGAGAGAAAAGATGCGTCCGTATTGTGTGAGGGTTTCTTCTTTATATTCGAACCCTCCTTTTTCCAATGGTATTTTTGTATCGACAAAATTCATCATTCTCTCCAACCCAACTCTTCCAATCATAGTATGTGGATCAATTTGTGTTGTAATTGTTTCGGAATTGTCTTCGCTGGTTTGTTCGCTGGTTTGTTCGCTGGTTTGTTCGCTGGTTTCGCCTTCTCCACCCATCATTTTTAATGAATTCTCATTTTCTGTCAAATTTTCAATAGGATAAACAATATTTAACGCTTCAATTGGCATTTGTAACAATGTATATCCAAATGATTCCATTGACTCGAATGCGGATAATTCTCTCGCAGATCCTAAACCATCTATATTTTTCCTGTTTTTATTTTTTAAATATTCAATGATATATGAATAAACACTTGACTGATAATCACCTATTTTTGTCAAATAAATACTCGTGTATCTTAAAATATCATCCGGGTTTATCTTCTTACCATTCATTTGATATAATGGATATGCAAGATCTGGATTCTCAAAAAAAGTATCCTTTGGAGAGAAATAATTTGGATATACACGGAAAGGGAATATATATGGGTTCTCTCCACGAACAAATGAAACATACCCTGTTAATTTTCTCACCAATAATTCTTCTCCTCCCTCTTTAAAATTGCCCTTTTTATCAAATACATCTTTAATTTCAATGAGTCCTCTATTTTCATTAGCATTCATTAAATTAATAAGCCATATAATTTCTTTATAACTATTATACATGGGTGTAGCGGATAATAAAAGAAGTCTCATGTTTTCTGTATTTTTTACAAGAGACATCAGATAAAGCGCTACTTTTTTATTTTCATTATCTTCTGATATACGAATATTGTGTATTTCATCAATCACCAACAACCTATTATTAAACTCTTTTTGAATATTCATCATCATTCTTTTTTCTCTCTCTTTTTCATTCTTAAAATCACCCTTAACACTTTGAACTCTTCGCACATAATTGGCGAAGCCATCATAACCCATAAATGTGTAAGAATTGTTGATCAAATTTTTTATTTGATTAATGATTTTTTCTTTGGATATGTCTTTTATCATAGTAGGATTAATCTCTTTTAATAAATTATTACCAATACTGGATTCTAATTGCCATAAACTATTTTTTAATTTCAATTTGCGTTCATCAAACAACTGTATTTTAAAATTATCTTGAACATTGGGTGATGCTATAATCATGATTTGTTTTTTAATACCTAGCTGTTTTAAATAAACTCTCATTTCCTCACAAACACCTATAGATGCCAAGGTTTTACCTGTGCCTAAACCATGATACAACAACAAACTATTATATGGTGTTTGAAAGGAGAGAAAATTCCTGACAAAAATTTGATGAGGTGCGAATTCGAATTTTAATTTACTCAAATAATCAGCGTGTTCTTTAATATCATGTAAAGTCCCATCATATTGGGTTTCGTTAAATTCTTTTCTCTCTGCTATTTTTATATTAAAGTTAGGATCATTCAAAGATGGATATAAATATTCTGATTCTTCTGGATGTTCTGCCAAAAACTCATATTCCATCAATTCTTTCTTTAAAAGAAATTTGTTGCATTCTTTGCTGAATTGGTTTTCTAAATTTCCACAATTGTTTGCGTCAAAATCTATTTTTAATTCTGAATCGTCGTTGGTTTCTTCGATTTTTTCAACTGGACTATCTTCTTCTATTAAATTTTGAATATTATTAATGTCTTCTATTTCACCCATTTCTTCTGTTTCACCTATATTTATAGGAGTTATAGTTTCAGATTCAGATTCTGACTCGGATTCTGATCCAGACCCAGATTCTGATTCTAAACCTGATTCATCATCGTCCTCTTTTATATTCTCATTATTAATCATTTAAAATATAATAATATTGTATTTGTATTATTATATTTTATTATTATATTTTATTATTATATTTTATTATTTTATATAGGTAATATAAAAATAATATAAACTAGTATGATACGAATAGATTATATATTTTCTTATTGGATAATTTTTTGGTATATATTGTATATATGCAATTTTATAAAGTACAATCCAAAATTTGTCATTATATTAGGTTTGATTGAAAACATATGTATATTATTATTAATGTTCTATTATAATACAAAATCTCGTCTTATATTTTTATTTTTTATCATGATGATTTTACTTAAAATTATTCCTCTTTACATTATCAGGAATAGAAAAATTACACTCAATGATATATATTTTACTGGTGTTTTGTTTATTGTATATTTGTTATGGATGTTTATAAATAAAAAAAATACAACTGATTTTATTAATAATACTAATAAATTAATTATATATAATAAAAATACCTTACCAGGCATGATATTGTTAGAAAAAATAGGGTTATAATTTGTCTATTATATAAAAAAAATGAACTCCAATTGAATAAATAAATTTACTACAATAAACCACAATAAAATGAATACAATAAAACTAACTCCCGATAATGTAGTCCAATATATTGGATATGATATAATTTTCAAAACTAGAGAAAGTCATATAATAAAAAAAATAATTGGTGTATCTAAAACAGGTAAATCCATAACTATTGATCATCCAGATCTAAATAATAAACTAGAAATTGTATCTAGAAATGTATATGTAATTATAGACTAATACAGACGGTCATATTCACTCACATAAAATAAACTCCTGTAAAATTTTATTCACATTTGTTATAATTGTCTTTTTTTCTAAATTATAAGGACGAATGCTTTCTAGAGATTGCTCTATCGTTTTCCATTCCAATTTACTTACTTCGGATTGTTGATAAGAAGTTAAATCATAATCAGAATATGAATTTAAAGCACTAGAATGGTTGGATCCATTTAAATCACCGTTTTTCATAAACCCCAAAAAATACTTATGTTTATATATTTTGTGATTTGAGCCAACATAAATTTCTTCAAATGGCAATACATTTTCTATGATATGTATGCTTTCTTTAGGTATTCCAGTTTCTTCTTCAAATTCGCGTAAAGCACAATCAATGTCTCGTTCCTGATAATTTTTACGACCTTTTGGAAATTCCCATTCAGTTTCCGTCCAAGTTGTTTTACTATTTTCCAACAAGTCATGCAGTGATAATTGTTTATTGTCTATCATAATTCCGTTTTTAATCGCATCGAATTTTTTTAAACAAATATATTCTTCATTTTTATAATTGGATAAATTAGCGTTTTCACACCACAATTGCTTCCATAAAAAATCAAATGTTTGTGTTCCTAATATAGTTTTTTCATAATTTGACATTTCATCGATATTATTTTGTATTTGTTCAATGTTATTGATAGAATATTTCCCTTTTATAAAATCTATATATCCAAAACTATTTTTTCTTCTTATCATCAAATAATTTAATATGTTATTATTAATTCTGAAAACAATGACACCATAACTAGTTATAGGTAATTTACATTGGTATATATTATGATTATTTTTCCCACAATTATTGCATATGGAAGAATTATTCATATTTTTATTTTGTTTTGTTTTGTTTTGTTTTGTTTTGTTTTGTTTTGTTTTGTTTTGTTTTTAATTAATTCGGTTTTATATGTTTATTATGCAATCTTTTTATATCATTTCATTTTAATGGCTTATCAAAATAAAAAACTAGACCCAGACGTATGGGGACCTCATTATTGGTTTTTCATTCATACAATCGCAATGACATATCCCAAATATCCTAATTCAGTTATTAAAAAAAAATATTATGATCTAATTCAAAATTTCGGTCTTTTTATACCAATAGAAAGCATTGGCAATGAGTTTAGTAAAATGTTAAATTTGTATCCAGTTGTACCGTATTTAGATTCAAAAGAATCATTTATTCGTTGGACTCATTTTATTCATAACAAAATAAATGAAAAATTAGAAAAACCTACCATCTCTTTAGAACAATTTTATACATTATATTATGAACAATACAAACCAAAAAAAGTTCATTGGGTAGAACATATGAGATTGCGAAAAAAAATTATATATGCGGTATTTATTGTTTTCTTAGTAGGATTATTAATCTATTTTTATACACAAAAATAATATAGATATATATTAGTAATCGTTTAATTTTTATTTTTAATTTTTATTGTTTATTATTGTTCATAATATAATGAATAAAACGAAAAAAAGGACATCGAATAATAAGTACACAAGAAGAAGTAAAAAACACAAAACCATCAAACGTATAAAAAAAATAACAGGTGGTAAAGTAGAAGGATCGGGTGGTTATGGTTGTCTTTTAATTCCCGCTGTAAAATGCAAGAATAAAAATGGTAATACAAATGATTACAAAAGCAAAAATATCACAAAATTAATGTTAGCGAAAAATGCGCAAAAAGAATATGATGAGATTATAAAATATAAAAAAACATTGGCTTCTATACCAAATTATAAAAAATATTTTTTGATTGATGATATTGATTTATGTGAACCTAGTGAACTATCCAAATCCGATTTACAAGATTATGAAACAAAATGTAAAGCATTAAATAAAAAGAAGATAACAAAAAAAAATATTAACAAAAAATTAGATTCAATATTAGCTATTAATATGCCGAATGGTGGTAAAGATTTGGATGATTTTATAAAAAAGTGTTATGAATACTCTGATTACATAAAAATGAACGATTCACTTTTGGATCTATTGACCCAAGCTATACTACCTATGAATAATCGTCATATTTACCATTGTGATATTAAAGCTGGTAATATTTTAATGAATGATGATTATCAAACAAAAATTATTGATTGGGGATTATCAACTAGTTATGCTAATTATAATTCAAAAGACAGTTATCCAATATCACGAGGCCATTTTAACCGTCCTATTCAATTTAACATGCCTTTTTCCGTGATTATATTAAATAGTGAATTTAAAGATGGATATGAAGATTTTCTAACTTCTAGATTAAAAACAACTAACGAGATATATTATTCTGATGTGAGAGCGTTTGTTTTACAATATTTTGTGCATATGAACAAAGAATATAAGACTGGGCATGTACGATATATCAATAAAATTATGAGAATATTGTTTAATGAAAATATAGAACCACTGTATAAAAAAATAAAGGATGATATTGTTACTGCTGAATACACTTATTATTATATTGTAGAATACATATCTAAAATTGCATACAAATATACAGATATCGAAAATAAAAAATTGAATATACAGGATTATTTTAAAGATGTATTTTTGAAATCGATAGATATATGGGGGTTTGTTTTTTGTTATTTTCCTATTTTAAATATTATGAGTTATACCAAACGGGATAAGCTTTCAAAAATAGATATTAAAATTAGTGAAAAAATTAAACAAATGATCATACACTATTTATATGAGAACCCTTTAGAACCAATCAACCCTGTAGATATTAAGAGAGAGTTATTAGAATTGAACAAATTATTTTCTGAGGCGGAGAGAGAAAATAGCCAATCATTGCGCAATATTTTAGAAAGATATAAGCGTAAAATAAATGATGATGATGACGATGATGATAGTAATAGTAGTGGTAAAAATAGTAATCAATGCGACACAGAGACAGCAAAATTCATACAATTTTTTTCTGCTTCCTATTCAAAAAAATAAAATGAAATAATAAAAACAATTATATAATTATATTTATATACATAACATAATTATATACATAATTATATACATAGTTATAAAGATAATATATTATACATAATAATCAATCAATAACTATATTTTAAAGTAAATAATGAAAATCGAACTATTAATACTAGGTATTACAATATTTTTTATGTATAATGCATATCATGATGGTAAATTCTTGAAAAAAATAATGTCTTATAAAAAATATTATCAAATAGCTATATTTGGATTATTGGGTATAGGTATTTATCTTATTATAAAACGTAATCCGAATGATTGCAAAAAAATATTAATGAATGCAAATAATGTTGTTAAATACATGCCCATCGATAAATCATCGCTGGATATGATCAGTCCTATTTTGGATTTTACCACACAAGGTGGAAATGGTGGTTTTAATAATGGTTTTAGTGATTCATCATTCATGAATGATTTAACGAATCAAGCAGGAGGTACACAATATCCATATGGATCTGGATTTTTTAACAAATTAGGTATTCAATCTTCTGAAAAACGAATATTACAATCTGGACGTGTTAACAACGATTACGGAAATAGTAATGAACCAAACAATACACAAGAAATTAACAGGAAAAAAGCAACAAAACGTTCTGTAAGTGAAACAAAGAAAAAATATGTAGCGTCGTTACAAAATTGGAAATGTGGACATTGTCAAAATCAACTCAATGCATGGTTTGAAGTTGATCACAAAATGCGATTAGAAAATGGAGGAGGCAATGAAGTAGATAATTTAATAGCATTATGTAGAGATTGTCATGGTAAAAAAACAGCTATGGAGAATATGTAAAAAATAAATTATTTACATAGTATAAAACACAATATAAAACACAATATAAAACACAATATAAAACACAATATTAGAAATCATGATAAATAAATTATCTAACAATATATCTATTACTAATGCATCAAAATCAAAAAACATATATATTTTTATTTTATTTGTATTTATAATTTTATTAATTTGCTTATATATTTTCAATCCGTTTAATATAGCTGTGAAATATTTCACAATAATAACATTTATCTCTATTTTTGTAGGTGCTTGTTTAATCGCAATATTATTAACTTATAATAAAATATCATCCAAAGACAGTTTAAATGACAATACAGTAAGAAGTTCAATACTCCGTTATATTTTGAATGCAGGTATTTTTATTCTAATTATGGCAATATTCTGTTTTTTGTTGTATTACATTTTTAAACTTTATGGAAATATTCAATCAAAACATTCTATATTAGCATTATTTATCAATTTATTTATTGTGGTTGTATTTTTAAGTTTAGTATATCGATTTTTTGATATTGGAACTTATTTAAAAAATAGCCCTTTTTTCCAACTTATTTATAATGTTATCATGTATGTACCTTGTTTATTGATATATTTAATAGAAACACCAATTCATTATTTGATTCCATCAAGTATAACAAAAAATGCGAATACATCTGTAAAAGACGCATTTAATAATGAATATAGCAAAACCAATATAGGATCCTTTTTATTGTTGTTGATTATGGTATTATTATTATTGTTTTATCTCTTTTTTCCATATTTAACTGAAAATATTCAATTACAGGGTGGAAAACAAATCACAAATCAGACAATTTACACCAACAAACAAGCCGATTTGTTCACAATGCAACAATTAACGAATATGACTACGCCTGATTATCAATATGGGTTGTCTTTCTGGTTATATATTGATTCTGAACCACCTAGTACAAGTAATTTATATTTATCAAATGGTTCCGTCTTAAATTTTGCAGAAACACCTAATATTTTATATAATGGTACAAAAAATTCATTGATATTTATGCAAAAACATACACGTCCTTATGTTGATGTCTCGAATGTTGATGTCGATATGAAAGAGTTTTTATATAATAGGGGATTAAATATCTCGAATAAACCAACCACAAAAAAAGGATCATCGTATATGAGAGACGCATCCAACAACATAATCTATTTTGATAAAAACGCAGAAAAAGAAATATTTAGATTAGAAAATATTCAATTGCAAAAATGGAATCATATTGCATTAAATTTATACAATGGAACAATGGATATTTTTTATAATGGACAATTAGTTAAATCACAACCGGGTGTTGTGCCGTGGATCGATGTATCAAGTTTTTTAACTATTGGTAGTAATAATGGTATTAGTGGTGGTGTATGTAATATGACATTTTTCAATAAACCACTTACTTATCACCAGGTTTATTATCTATATGAATTATTCAAGAATAAAACGCCACCAATCACTTATTCGAATTTTAACAAAACTGTCGTTTTTAATCCTAGTAAAAATCCTAGTAATAATAAAAAGACATATACACAATATGGCAGTGACACAAACTCCACAATTTTAACGCAATCTCCTGCAATTATGCCGACAACTAATAATCCAACAACTACAAAAACATCGCAAAATAATGGGAATATACCTACGCCATATGTAATGGCGCCATCATTTTTAACAAAAGTGTTTCAATCTTTGTATTAGTTGTCGTACAATTAGCAAGATAACAAAAACTTCACACATTCGTATATTTTTCATTTTAGAATTATTTAGAAATATTGAATATTTACTCTGCTTTTTTCTGCTTACAATATAAGAGAAAATGAATGCAACAACACATATTATAAGGAGAAAAAACGATAATAAATATTTTAAAGTAGTAACATATCCATTTTTGATGACAGAATTAAACAGTGCGAATCCAGATGATTTAAACGGGGAAACGAAATCAATTCCATCAGGAGATTTAAGTGTATTATTACTTAACGGTTACAAACTAGTTAATGGTGTTAATAGAATTAGTAGTAGCAGTAATAGTAGTAATAGTAGTAGAAGTAGGGGTAGAACTAGAAGTAATAGTTATAGAAGTAGAGGTACTGGTAGTACTAAAAGTATGAGCACTATGAGTAGTAATAAGAGTAGTAAAGGAGGAAAAAAATCACGTAATTTAAAATCCAAAAATAAAACTTGCACAAAAAGACGTTACTATTAAGCGTGAATGCGATATATGAGAATTAATATATCAAATATATAAAATATATTATTATTTTTCTACGATTATAATATATAAACACTCATGAATATTTTTTTGATCATCTTTATCATTATATTGATATATTTCACTATTATGTATTTTATGAAACCAAGCAATGTATTAAATAGTATGGTTTCGAATGCACAAACACAAGTTATAATTCCAGCAAGTAAATTAGTTGGTGGAAATAATGGAGTATCATCTAATTTTGCTTATTCTGTTTGGTTTTATATTAATGATTGGAACTACAATTATGGTAAACCAAAGGTATTATTTGGTAGATTGAATCCAGGTGGTACCGATCCTAGTGGAAATACACAATCAGGTGTCCAAAATGTTTATGGAACAAATCCATGTCCTTTAGTTGTATTGGGTGCAGTCGAAAACAATTTAGGAATTGTTCTAAGTTGTCAAGGATCTCCTAATCCTAATGTAAACTTAATACACACATGTAATGTAGCAAATATTCCTATACAAACATGGGTTAATTTATTAATTAGTGTTTATGGTAGAACATTGGATGTTTACATTGATGGAAAATTGGTAAAAACATGTGTTTTACCAGGTGTAGCAAAAATACCAACAACAAATCCACCTTCTCTTTATATAACACCAAAAGGCGGTTTTGATGGATACACCTCCAAATTCCAATATTGGAATACGCCATTAAACCCACAACAAGCATGGAATGTTTATAACAGTGGTTATAATAGTACTGGTGGTAAATTAGCTAGCATGTTTGGTCAATATAAGTTGGATGTAACATTAATGAAAAACAATACACCAGTTAATAGTTTTCAAATTTAAAATGTCTTGTTATTAGAATATTATGATTATTGTTACATGATATTATACCATATGTTATGCATAATATAGTGTTTTCTACATACAATATATACAGTCTTAAATATATATAAAATTCAAATGATTTTTATATATATAATATATAATATACCCATAAATATTATATTAATATTATAACAATACAACAATACAACAATACAATAATACAATAATAACACTAAACACTAAAAAATGAGTACTAATTCTGATAAAAATTCTTTATATAATAAATTTACTCTTAAAAATACCGGGTCCAACCCTTCCGGTTCTAAATCCACTTCAACAAGCAATAGTATATTTTCTGAATCGAATAGTTTAATATCAAAAGTAGCTTTTTTATTACTAGTTATTTTCGGTTTTATTATAGCATTACGTTTAGGAATCGCTCTATTAAGTGCTATATTCAAACGAGGTCAAAACCCACACTTAATTAATGGTATGGTGGATGCTACACAAAGTTTAGTCATTAATCAAAACCCGAATGTAAAAGGAGCAAAAACTGTACCTAGATCAATTAATCAATCAGGTGGTATTGAATTTACATGGTCTGTATGGATATATGTTAACGGTATTGATACATCAGGCAATCGTTTTAATTCTAGTAATGCAGGCGTTTATAGACATATTTTTAGTAAGGGTACCGATAGCTTTTTACCAAATGGGTTGAACTTTCCGAATAACGCTCCAGGATTATATTTAACGCCTTATAAAAATGAATTATTACTATTAATGAACACAAATGATGTTATTAATGAAGAAATTAGAATTCCGGATATTCCATTGAATAAATGGGTGAATGTTATTGTAAGATGTGTAAATACAACACTTGACGTCTACATAAATGGAGTTATAACAAAATCAACTAATTTATCAGGTGTACCAAAACAAAATTACGGTAATGTATATGTTGCTATGAACGGTGGGTTTAATGGATATATTTCTAATTTATGGTATTTTAGTAAAGCATTAAATTCTGCTGATATTCAAAGAATTGCATTTAGAGGTCCAACTACAAAAACAAATACTAGTAATACAAGCTCCAGTGGGTTACAATTGCGATACCCTAATTATTTATCATTACGGTGGTATTTTGCTGATAGTAGAAATGAATTTAACTAATTATTAGACCTTTGCATGTTGTTCTATTTTCTTTTGTTTTTGTAACCGGTTGAAAATAAACATAATAGATTAAAAAATATTATGTTTATTATTATTATATACAAATACAAATACAAATACAAATACAAAATGAGTTGTTTGGGTCCTAATTATGTTATATCAACCATTAGACCATGGTATAGAACACAAACTATTTGTACCGATCCTAGTATTTATATGAATAGTAATTTAAATGCAAATGGTACTGTATATATTCCTATATTAAAAAAATATGTACCAATTAGTGAATTGAAAATTGCGTTTGATATGTATAAAAAAGCAAATGTATTACAGTATGATTATACACATAATACAAATAAATTAACAAAAAATCAAATATATGCATTAATATGTAAAGGAAAATGGACTACTACAAAAACATACGCTACACAATCTGAAACTTTTACTAACCCTAATAAAAATTTATTGAAGAGAGTTAATTATGATGTTATTAACGCAGAAACTGGAGCTCAAACTACTGAACCAATAACCTGTCCATCTTACACTCCACGAACATATGCAAACACTTTACCTTCAAATAATAGCACTCCTAGTGTTCTTCCTAATATACTACCGTCACCACCACCTAAACCTTCAAAAAATAAATTTGTATTGCCTATTATTGTACCAGTGGTTAATACTCCAAAAAATATAAACATTCCAGACGGAGGAAATCTTATTATAGGAACTATTGAAAATATTTGCAGTGGTGAATTAAAAATTGTCTGCGATACTGATCCGATTGTTTGTTTTCCTTCAAGTTATTCTAATGTTCCTAGACAAAATGGTGAAGATAAATATTTATGTTTTACAAAGGGTTCATCAACATGGTTAGCATCAAGTGGAATAAATACGTCTCGATCTACTGATGGAGATAAATTTCCTACCAATTATAAAGGTCTCGTATCTGCAAACTCAATTGTTTCTGAAAATGTGTAATTAATTTTGTTAGAAATAATTATTGTCTTAGATTGGGATTTATACATATATCTTGTGAAGGGAAAATATCACCAGACATACATTTTTCATTTTCATTTACTTGAATACAACTACGAAATCCTCTATCTTCACCGATAAAACACCATCCTGATTTAGAGTTTGATTTACTTTGTTGAATATTACTCATGGAATCATCCGCACTGTAATTGAATGGTTTAAAACTTGTTGATGTATTTGGATTTGAAATAGGATTTGTATTATTCATTTTTCCGGTAGTATCTTGTATCAATGCTGTATTTAATGCTGTATTTAGTGCATTATTGTTCAATGAACTCGCAAGTGGTATAGAATTAGCAACATTTTGTGCAGGTATATTTTTTAAAGATTGTCCTGGTTGTGTTGGTTGGAATGGAACGTTATTTTTAATAGAGCCATTTGATGCAACTGTTTGAGGTAAAGATGTTGGTTGTGCGTAAGATTGTGTACTAGGAGATGGAGCAGTAGATGTCAAACTACTAGGTGATGAAACATTGGGTGGATTTACTATTGAATTTAATGAATTATTACCAGTTTGTTGGAGAGTTAATGTATCTGCCGCAGAAACACCTCCTTTAATAGTTCCTTGGGCAATAAATAACAAATCATATACACCCTGAATAGCATTTCTAAAAATATTTAAAATAGAACCATGAAAAATACTTTGAAAAAAATTGGTTATTGCGCTAGTAATAGGTTTTATTGCATTTATAACATTTTGTGTGCCTACAGCTAAATATACAAATATATTCACTCCTAATAATCCAAAAATAAAAATAATCAACAATAAAATTTTCCAATCCATTCCCATTATTTTATTAGAATTAGTGTTGTCATCGGATGAATTACCCATTCCAGAAAATAAACCATTGTTGTCATTGTTTGATGATGATGACTGTGACCCAGTAAAAGATTTAAAGCCTGATTGAATTCTTGAAGATAAAGAAGTTAATTTATTTTCTGTGTTATTTTTTGATTCATTATCGTTATTTGAATTCATTCTCGTATATATATTCAATTAGAAAACAAAATAGTACAATAAAACATAATATTTTATTGTTTTATTGTTTTATTGTTTTATTGTTTTATTACTTGAAAGTAAACAAATATAAAAATTGATTTAAATCCCCTAATATTTCATCGCGAATATTATATAAATCAGTATTCGCCATTTTAACCATAAATGGATTTGAATTTAAATTTACTAAATATTCTTTGAATTTAATAATCTCATGTTTGAATTTTTTTGTATCATCTTTTGATGAATCAAAATCTATTAGTTTAATACTATTAGTTTTCAATAAATTTATACGATTTCCTACTTTTCCCAATAACACTTCAATAAATTTATCCATATTTTTGTTTACTTTACTGTATAAATCATCTGTAGCAATATGTGTTGCATATGTATATGTTTTCCAATGATATAATTTGATCATAACAATCATTTCCAGAAAACGCACTGTTATTTCTCTCTCAAATGCATCAGCGTTCCCAGGCGATTTGTATAGTTTTTGGGTTTTGGTTCTATTGCTATTTTGCGATTTGCGCGTAGAATTTTTATTATGATATTTACGCATTTATAAAGTAATCTATTTTAATATACTAGTTAATATAGTATATTATAATATTATTTTATTTTGGTGCATGTCACATGTCACATGTAACATGTGGATACATCCCTCTAGGAAAGGTATCAGCAAACTAAACTCTCGGAATAAATTCTTCACCAAACGCATTCATTTTTTCCAGTTTCTCAATTGTTTTTTCTAAATTACTTTTGGCTGTATTATTAAACAAATAATCTGTATTGGGTGATTTTTCGTTTTTTTTAATTTGTTTATAAATATTATCTATTTTATTCAATACAATTACCAATTTTTCTTTTTGTTCGTTAGAAATCAATTCTTCATTACCAATATTGATAATATTTTCTGTTAAGATCGAAACTGCGTAATATATCAAATACTTCCGCTTTTTAAAGATACTTTGACTATTGTTGTATCGCAAACAATATAAATTCAACAAACTTTTCATTATTTTTTTTATAAATTCATTTTTATCATTTGAATAATAAAATAAAACATCCCATATTATCCATATTATCTCCATTTGAAATTTACTATTAACAGGCATATCACTGCGTCGTTCACATAAACATTTTTCTTTTTTAATTTTACAAATATGTTCAAATTCCATTATCCATTCAACCCAGTAACATGCTTGTATTGTATTTTTACCATCATTGGATATATTATACACTAATTCATTAATTGCTATAAACAATTCTTTAGGATCCTCTTTTTTGAAAACGGTATTAGCATAATAAACATTAGGAGCATTAAGTTTGTTTGTCATATTCACCATTTCAAATTCTTCTTTTTTAATGGTTATAGATTCAAAACAATGCTTCCGTTTAACACTGCATAATATGAAACAAATCTCACCGAATAATTTCCTTATTTTTGAATTGTTACGCATTGACAGTTCGGATTGAGCGTATCCATTTTGTAGTATTTTTTTGAATGTTTGAATTCTTAATTCTAGATAAACGGATAATTTAGGATTACCCAAATGAATATATTTACTAAAAAAATAAATAATTATATCCCATAAATCACTATAATTTCCTGAACAAATCATTTCTGCGCACCAATATATAGATGATTCTATGTTCGAACTAATTAGACATTTTGAAAATTCCTTTTTAACATCCGATTTTTTAAATTCAGAAAATGTTATTCCTTTAAAATCTTTTATTGATCGAATATCGTTAATTTCAATATCCATGATTTATACTTGTGGTATATATGGTTTAATAGTATATTGATTTAATATACGTATAATAAAAAAAATACACAAAAAATACTTACAACCTCCATTAAAAAATAAATCTATAAAATAGAATTACACATATAAAATTCTATTTTATAATACAAACATATATATAATACAAAATGACTAAATTTAAAAATACTCATATGAATAATTTAACAGAATCTATATATGATTTATATAAACATACATCTGCATGGGGTAAAGTATTAATATTTTTTATATTGTTCGCTGTAATATTTTTTGTATCTAAATCATGCAACAAATTACAAAAAAAAGAGGGATTCGAAACCAACTTCAGTTATTTGAATAATGACGACATAGCATCAGAATTAAATAGTACAGATTTATATTTAGATTCGAAATTCTCAGTCAAATCCAGTATGAGCGACGTTTATGACGATTTTTATGCAAATATATATGATGATTTGTTATATTATAATTTTAAAAACAAATATGAGATTGGAACACTCATCACAAATACAAATCCAACATCTGAAAGCGTTATTTTAGATATAGGTTCTGGAACTGGTAATTATGTAGGTAATTTAGCATCAAAAGGATATGTTGTTAAAGGTATTGATATTTCACCTTCTATGATTAGAAAAGCTAAAAAAAATTACCCTGAATTTGCTAATAATTTTATTCAAGGCGATGTTCTTAATATAAACATGATAAATCCAAATAGTTTAACACATATAAATTGTATGGATTATATGATATACTATATTCAAAATAAACAAATGTTTTTCCAAAACTGTATGAATTGGTTAATGCCGGGTGGTTATTTACTGGTACATCTGGTTGATAAAAACAATTTTAATTATACTATTCCATCCAGTGGATTATTCAATAATGACAAAAATTTATTAAAAAAAATTGCCGATACTCGAATCATTCAAAACAAGGTTAATATTCCAAAATATGATATAGAATATTCTTCTACTTTTGAAATAAGTGACCAAAACGTAGCAACATTAAATGAAACATTTAAAAAATTGAATGGTGACATAGATAGCAATAAACACGTAATTCGAAAAAATATGCATACATTTTATATGGAATCAATAGATGAAATATATAATATGGCTATAAACGAGGGATTTATTTTACAGGGTATGATAGATATGGGAAATATAGAAAATTCACGTCAAAGTCAATATATTTATGTGTTTACAAAACCGAATTAGTTTGGTGAAATATTGTAGGTCGTCACTGAACTTTTACATCAAAATCAATTTCTTCTAATAAGAATTTGACATTTTCTTTTTTAACTTTATAAGCAACTGGTTTTCTATAATGAATACTTACATTTCCTTCTTATTTGCATGTTTCAACCCACCATATTAAACTTCTAGAATAACATTAGAAAATTCTACATGTTTCTAATTGTGATTTGTCTTACAATAAATAATATTGAACGGTCGTTAATTTATAATCATTACTTTTATGCGATGGCATATATATATTATTATTTGAATTGTAATTAAAAAATTGTTTATATTATATATAAGTTATATATATATGATTTCAACTTTATGTTATGTCGTTATGTATTATAATATAGATAAATTATTACAAACATTATATTTACCCTATATTATTCCTAATAACAATTATGAAATTATTTCTAATAACGAAGGATTATATTTTTTATTGAAAATAACTAGTTATTTTATGTTAGCATTACATTCATACACACTTTTATACGGATTATTCATCTCAACCATAAATGATAAAAATTGTGTCGCATTGTCTTTTATATATACGAAACATTTGAGAGATATTTTAGTTTCACATAATTATACTACAATGGAATATGAATTAAATCGTGGTGTAATGTGGGTATTTACTACACCGTTAATGTTGAAAATGTATTGTGATGCTAATGATTTATCTGTGTGGGATATAAATATACATTATCATCTTATTGCGATTGTTCCACATGTATTTGTTATTCCATTCAAAACTCAAGCCATTTATTTATTATCTACTATTCTATTATCTATACCAGAAGTATTCTTTTTGAAATCATTACATAAATATAAACAATTGCCTTTTACAAATTTATATATTTTAATATGGGTTGTTTTCATGTTAATCAATATATTAGACATAACTCAATTATCTAGTTCAATAGTAATTCATGCTTTATATAATCTCGCAGATACATTATGTAAATTTATTTGTATTGTTGTAATATGTAATTACAACAAACAAGAAATTGTAGTGCGTGAAAATATGGATTTACAAAGCGTTCAATTTGTATCACATGTAATAAAAAGCATAAAAGAATTTGAAAAAAATAATATTAAATTAACCCCATTTTGTAGAGATTTAATGTTGTATTGTAAAAAGAAGTTTGTGGATAAAATACCAAAATCAAACGAAAAATTAAAGTTAGAATTATTGAAAAAATTACTACCTTTTGATTTAGATGGAGATTACGTAATGTCAGGTTCAGGTTCAGGTTCAGGTTCAGGTTCAGGTTCAGGTTCAGGTTCAGGTTCAGGTTCAGGTTCAGGTTCAGGTTCAGGTTCAGGTAAACTAAATAAAGAATTTGAGATGATTTGTGTTATGTTTATGGATATAGTAAATTATACTGAATTATCAAACAGGTATAAAAATTGTAATACAATATTCAATTTATTAAATGATGTTTATAATCAATTTGACAATATAATTAAAAAATATTCTCACTTACAAAAAATAGAAACAATTGGAGATGCTTATATGGTTGTTGGAGATATTTATAGAGAAAAACTTAATCATAAAGTAGTAGTAAAAGAGATTATATTGTTGGGATTAGAATTTATCAAAGACGTAAAAACAATAAAAACACCTGATAATATTCCATTATGTATTCGCGTTGGAATTAATATGGGAAATGTAAATATTGGAATATTAGGAAATGAAATACCTCGTTTATGTGTTGTTGGAAATGCTGTAAATGTTTCGGCAAGATTACAATCTACAGCACAAGCAGACACAATTCAAATGAGTAGACATATATACGAACAAGCAAAAGAAATAGATTTTGGAATGAATATGGAATACATTAAAAAAGAAGATGTATTTTTGAAAAATTTAGGTTCAATAACAACGTATAATATTTCTTTATAATAATATAATATAAATGAATGAATCAATGGATATAAATACAATCCCTACCTATCCTGACAAACCCAGACCAAAAAAAAATGATACTTTAAGATTAACACAACAATTTAATGAAACCTATTTTAGCGAATTTAAAAAAAATATATTATCAACTGATAATTTTTCAATTATAAAAGACGATGTTAAAAATTATAGAAGTTTATCAAACCAACAACTTATACATGTAGAAACATTAACAGATACAGAAAAAATAGAATTGATAAAACTTTATAATACTATGTTTTATACATTAGACAATATGGATAACTAATATAAAAATACGATAAAATTCGATAATATAATTATAATGTGATTATATTATCAACCATCATGATAATAAATACATCCTATAAGGATAATAAAAAAATTTACATGATGTTTGTATTATCATTTTTATTTGGTTGTCTTATCAAAACATATGATGAAATTGTAGATAACAAACTAAACTGTAGTGTTTCTCTAACAGAAACAATCAAGATTTTTATGATTGGTATTATAACAATTCTTTTTTTATACGAAAATAGTTTTATATTACCTTTTTTATTTGGATTATGCTATAATTTGTATTTAGGTGATTTGATATTAATAAAATTCAATAACACGCCTATAGAAGATACTGCAATAAATGACCCTTATTGGAATAATAGTATAATTTACGCTACTGTATTAGGATTATTTATATTTTTCTATAATTACAAGCAATATTTTTTTACATTCAGCTCCTTTTGGGCATTTTTACTATCAAAAAATAAATACATTATTTCCGCTATTTATATTGCATTTACATTTTTGTCATATTTATGGGAATCGTATTATTTTAATGAAGAGAATAGCAGTAAAAAATATTATTGGCGCATTATATTTGTCATTTATAGTATTGTTACCTGTGTTTTGTTTATTGTCTACAAAGATTATTTTATACTAGGACTCGCCATGTTAAAATTATGGCATATAGGATATTTGGTTGTTTGGTTTGTATTCAAATTTTTTATTCGTAAAAAAGAAGATGTTATTAACAGGACTGAACCCATACAATATAGACCATCTAAAGAAGAGAACAAAAAGGACAAAAAGGACAAAAAGGACAAAAAAGACAAAAAAGACAAAAAGAACAAAAAAGATAAAAAGTCTAAAAATCGTAACCTAGAAAAGATTAGCAAACAAATTATAAAAGCATAATGATGAAATATAAAACAATGACCACATTGGAATAAAATTCAATGGTTCAGTTCCTATATATATTTCATTTTTAATCGGTTTTCGTATATAATACAATTTTCTATTATATCTATAAAAATTCATATCAAAAAGAACTGCTAAAAACGTAAATATCAATATCAATAACGATTTAAAATTAGTTATAAATAAAGCAAATCCTATTGTAAGCATTAAACCTACAAATTCTAAATCGGGATAATTATTAAAAACAATAGGAACCAAAAGTGATGCCAATGCCGGGAAAATTAAGTATATGTATTTTGATTTTGTTAATAACATATTACCACCTTGAATCATATTAAACAATAATAATCCAAGAACTATCACCACTCCATATGCAAAATAAACAAATAATGATGTGTTTAGTATTATCGTGTTTGAATATTTCCATCCAGATCCATATTTTTGATTTTTTGTAAATTCTTGCACTAATCCATCTCCAATCCATATTAAAAATGTTGTTATTAGAACAGCAAATGCATTCAATTTGGTAATTAACAATAATACAACTAAAAGAATAAAGTAGAGAAATGCCTTAATATCCGCATTATTTTTAAAAAATGTAGATATACACATTAATAAAATAGACCCTATAAAAAAGATTATATTCATGAAATTTTTCATTTATATTATATAAATAATAAATTATTAATTGATATAATATAAGTTAATCAAAATCCCAAATTCTAAACCTACATCAAAAATGTTATGGTTAATGTATTTTCCCATAGTTGTTATATTATTAACTTTCATTTATATCATATATACACGCATAACATATGATCGTTTTTGGATTCAACAACCGATCTTTCATAAATTTAATATTTCTTATTATTTTTCATCACCTCAAATGATACAACTAGATCAACCAACCAAAAACAAATACACTAATTTTTCTGACGTTGAAACCTGCAGTTTTAATCAATTAGAAGATCCTTTGTGGAACAAGTTTCTCTCCATGATACAAAATAAAACTGGGAACGTGAAAGAAAAATTCGATCTTTTACCCATCTTCAATAGTGTTTTAGAGAGAAGCTATATATCCTTTTATACAGAACCAGTTGTTTTTCAAAATACTGAAAAGGGCTACTATATAGATGAAAAACGTCCTGTGGGTGTTATAACTAGTCGCCCAGTTCGCATGTTTATTAAACAATCTAGTAACAATGCAAACACTGAATTACCAGTTTACTATATTGATTTTTTACATGTAGATAATAACAAAACAAAACAGGAGAAAAAAAATATAACATATGAATTGATACAAACCCATATATATAACCAACAATTATTGAACGCGCATGCATTGAAAAATGAGAAACATCAAACGGGTGTTAGTAATCGAAATATTCGTATTTGTCTCTTTAAACGGTCTAATATAACAAACAATATTGGGGTTGTTCCACTATGTCAATATAAATCTCACGTGTTTTCTCTCAAGCAATATTATTTTAAAAAAGATATGAATGAATCTTTGACGCAAGCTAAAAATCATTTTAAGCATTATCAGGTATTCGAAGTAACTAAATCGACATTTCATAATGTATTGGATTTCATAAAAGATCAACATGTTGATCGATTCGATGTTTTTATTCTACCCAATATAAACAACCTATTTGATCTAATAACATCGAAAAATCTATTAGTTTATTATTTATTTGATGTCATTAATGGACAAATCGTATCGGTTTATTTTTTCCGGTTAAACAAACGAACAATAACATGTGTTGGATCAATTTGTTTTTATGATGAAGTAGAAAAACGAAACGGAAAGGTAAGCAAAAACACTCGAGAATTGTTTATTTATGGATTCAAATTGTGCGTTATTCAATTTACTGAAAAAAAGGTACTAAATGCGTCACCTGGAAACAGTAGGAAAGATAAATCGAGTGAAACAAAAGAAGAATACGAATATTTTTGTATTGAGAATATATCTGATAATTGGATGATTGTGGATGACTTAATTAAATCCAGCAAAAACAAATCCTATTTATTTTATAGAACAAGAGATGTCATGTATTTTCTATACAATTATATCCATAAAAAATGCGATTCAAAACATGTATTTATATTGCAATAAATAAATATTTTTGTTTGTTTCTGGGGAGGGTTTATCTCACGTATTTTCCTACTCTGGTAAAACTATCCACTATAAATATCATAAAAATTCCTAAAAAACAGTAGAGGATTACCTCTTCTGTTACGTTGTTGGTTCGTTCATCTTGTTGCTCTTCTAAAAGATGAATCATATAATTTAATTTTTCTAGTAAAATAGAATTTTCAATATTAGGGGAAGATGATGATGATAATGATGGTGAAAATGTATTATTATAAGGATTATACATATTTGCATTGGCATTTTCATTTGCATATATTTTTTTATTCATGTTGTTCATATTAGTTTGTCCTTGAGTCTGTGCATTTCTATTCCAATTAGATACTGTACCATAACTGTAATTAGGGCTAAATTTTTTATAATATTCTTCAACTGATTTATTATCTCCATAATTATTTTTCAAATCATTGTATTCTATGCTATCTAAATAGTTGCTTGCATTTGGTTGATTACTATATGGAGGACGTTGTTGCGATGACTGTTGCATAGATGGTTTTGCATTATTGTTATTGATGTCTGAAGGAATTTTATAATAATTTGAAGTATCAGAGTTATCAGAGTTATCTGAATTATCTAAATTATCCAACATATTTACACTATTATTTTTACTATTAATATAATTGTAATTATCGTTGTTGTTGTCATCCATACCACTATAATTTTCTTTAAAACTTGATCTCTCTATTGTTCTATTTACTCCAGATGATTCAGGAGGTGATAATGGTGAAAAATCTCCCATTTCTACACCATCTATTGAGTCACTGTAGAGAGAATTATCATGAATTTTTTTTATAATATTTTTCACCTTATCCGATACATTGTTATCCTTATTATAATATTTTTGCGTTTTATTATGACTTAATCTTTTTTTTGATATTAAATTATCTGTGCTATTATCTATACCTTTATTATCATATGGTGATGCATATAATGCTAAAGACATGTCTTACTTAATAAAAATTTAGATAATAATTTGATTATATGAATGAAATTTTAATATTAATATTAATTATATTATAATATATTATATTTATAATATAAAATGACGTATATTAATAAAATAAATCCAAAAATAAACTCGAGAATGCAAAAAACTATGTATAACGGTATTATTATTACATTTTTAATTTTGATTATTTATTATATTTTTTTTAATAATATATCATTGTCAACAGTAACAACGTTTTTATTCGACTACGATTTAGGGAGAATAGTATTATTAGTAGTACTGATAGCCGTAGCTAGCAACAGTTTATTTTTAGGTATATTATTATTAGTTCTAGTAGTATTTTTGTATGAATACCAGAATACAAATATGTCTAAATATAATGACATTGGTGGTAGTATAGGTGGTAGTATAGGTAGTAGTATAGGTGGTAGTATGGATTACAGTAAAACCAATGATATTTATGATATTGCATCACAACCAAATAATAAAAACATTACCATTCAAGATATCCTTAATCTAGAAAACAATATTTCTTCTAAACAATCAAATAACTCAATTAGTTTTGGAAATGAGTTCAATGAAAATAGTTCAAGTATTATGCAGATAAATCCTTCATTTGAAGGAACATTCAACAATAATTATGCACCATTTTTACAATAATAGTAATAAAATAATATCAGTTAATATTAAATAGATATGTTTAAATTAAAAAAAAGAGATATCACAATTTTATTATATTGTACAATTGCGATTTTCGCATTTTTTTTTATTTATAAAATGTTTTATTCTTCCAAGACTAATAACATCGAAGCTTTTTCTATAAAACAAACATGGCGTAAACAAAACCGTAAATTAAAAAATTTCAATAATAAACATGTAAAAAAATATACGTCAAAAATAGGTAATTTTTTTAAATCTATTTTTTAAATTTTATATAAAAAATTTGTCATATATTTAATATCTACAGAATATATGACAAAACAAAATAAATCAAAAAAAAATATATCATTAAAAAGAACTATTGGTAATATACCATTGCCAAAATCTATGCCAAAATCTGGTACCACCAGTGCAAAGGCGACTCCTTCAGGACCTCCGCCTGCATCAGGTAGTCCATTATTTCCTAGCACAGTTCCACAAGTAACTACAAAAAAAATATACAAAGGGTTTCATGGATTTTTAGATTATATTCATGATCATATTTTATTTTTAAACAGTAGTAGATTTTTTGCTGGTGTTGTAATGATTTTATTAAATATAGGATCTAAATTTATATCTGTACAATTTAGCAAGTCAACGGAAGAATATCTAAAATTTTCTATAACAAAACAGATTTTAGTATTTGCTATGGCATGGATGGCGACGCGTGACATATACACCTCATTAGTATTAACTGCCGTATTTGTTGTTTTATCTGAATATTTATTCAACGAAGAAAGTACATTTTGTATTGTTCCTCATCAGTATAGAGTATTAAATAATATAATAGATACAAACAATGACGGTGTAGTTTCGCAAGAAGAATTAAATCAAGCAATTCAAATTTTAGAAAAGGCTAAAAAAGAAAAACAACAGAGTAGTGGTGGTGGAGGTGGAAGTGCAAATGGAACGGGTGGTAATAGTGGTAATAGTGGTAATAGTGGAAATGTTGCATCTAGTGTGGCTGTCAAACAAAATATTGGAGATAATATAAAAAATACTATTACAAAATATATGAATAGTAATTAAATAATATTTTAACTATATAAGTAGAATAAAAGTATACTAAAAGTAAAATATTATTAATATATTATTGGTATTATTATGAATAATGATAATATAAACGTAAAAAATGTTAAAAATGTTAATCAAAATGTAAAAAATTATTATCCAGCGTCAATCACTATATTATTGAATACTAGAATTTTGGGACATACAAAAGAAGTATATAGTCCAAATATGACATTGCCTTTTTTTTCTAGTAGCAGTAAAACAGTGTATTTTAATCCATTAATAAAATTAGACCAAAAAATTGTTCAAACAATTCCAAAAGGAAAAACTGACGATTTTATGTATGAACAATTTTTTTCGCAAAATTATTTTAACAGCTTACTTATTCGATCACAATATTATCCTCAACCAAAAAGAACTTTAGAGCAGGCTACTGAAGAGGGCATAGTAGATAATAATATCAAAATTTTATTGGATACGTTGTTTAATACTAATAAACCATTTTATATTGATAAAAAACGATATACTTCTTATGGATATACATGGAATAAAGGTGATTGGATTATTGAATCTGCCAATTCTTCAAAAATTATAAAGAAATTTAATAATTATTATCAACAAGCAAATGCATATACACCTCGATATAATATGCAGAGAGCTCTAGCACATCCAATTGTACCAAGTGCACCTATGATTGTTCCAACAGCAACAACTTTGTATCAACCAAATCAATTGATCTACCCTAATGTTAGTCAATCAAATATGATAACATATCAACAACCAATATTGCAGTCATATCCATATCAAAGTGTTGTTATTCCCAATACAACCGAAAATCCAATGTTCGAATCTTTTAGTAAATTTGAAGAAAGTGTCGATGAAAACATATTACATGGGTCGAGCGCTTCATCTACGTTTGGTGATATAATAGAAGAACAGCAAAAAACAAAACAGCAAAAAAAAACACGTATTACCGCTGATAAAGAAATAGCATCTCAAGGTCAAATAAAACAACAACAACAGCAACCATCGTCGCAACCTAAAAAACCTTTGTCTCTAATAAATTATTCAATTAACACGAAAGAATATCAATCGTTAGTGGATCAATTTTTATTTTATGCGTTTGATGGTTTCAAAAATGGATTTATAACTGGAAATAGGATAAAATGTTCTCAAATCACCAATGTTTCCGATTTAAAAAAAATTCAAAATGGCTCTTTTTATAATAATAAAATACAACCGTGGATGGTTCTCTCCAATGATGGAAACGGAGATTGTTTATTTTATGTTTTTTGTCAATTATTGAATAGTTCAGACTATAAAGTCAAAAACTCTGTATTAAAAAATAGAAAAAATACATTTACTATCCCCAATAATGTTAAAAATATTGCATATTATGATACCGCCGGTAATTATACAGTTGCTGGACTACGAAACCTGGTAGCGGATTTTATAATATACGATACTGAAAAAGGTAAAAATATTGGTGACATGTTGATTAGTAGAAATACAAATAATCCAGCTGACCAATATATCGTACCAGGTGATTTAAATAAAACATTAAATAATATGAGAACATGTGCTGATGAAAAAAATAGGGGAGCGTCAAAACAAAAAGCATTATCTGATGACAAAACATATTATTGGGGTGATGAAACTGCTATAAGCATATTTGAATATATTTTTCAATTAAANACTATTTTAATACATAAACCTAAGTTTACGAATAATAAAATAGAAATTTATAATGCTAATGATACAATTACCAAAAATTTAAAGACAACAAACAATGGTGATTATATTGAAGTTGATTATATGGAAAATAACGCATCTGTTAGAGTAGAAGGATATTTACTTGAAAAAAAGTTTTCGGTGAATCAAGAACTTCAATCCATAACTGTATTGAAAAATACCGCAAACAAGAACACCCCCAACACCGAATGTAAATATGAAAAAACACAGATAAATAATAACAATGACATAATTAATAGTATTAGTAAAATTGAAAAATACAAAATATATAATAACAAGGGTTTTGTATTGGATAATTCTCAACAATACCAAAATTATGTTTATATATTAAATCACGATGAGAACCATTATGAGGCTGTATGTTTTAATATTAGAGGGAATATGCGTTGTCTCTTTAATGATGTAGATATTTTTAATTTTCATCCATATATTATTTACATGATTTTTATATATGCATACATGATTGCGTCACCAACATCGTCCCCTTTTTACACTACATCATTACAAAAATATTTGGAACCATTGTATAATTATTATTCGTATAATAATGTCATTAAAAACAATCGATTATTATTGGGTGGTGCTGTTGATGGTGATGGAATACCTAATACTAATAATAATTCTTATTATGGGAAATTTAACACTTATGTAAATGATAAATTAAATCAACAACTTTCCATTGATAGTTCTGGTAAAAATATTCCCCAATATTATGCAAACCCTAATTTGTCTTATTATGTCGTAGTCGATTTAGAATTGTTTCCAGGTGATACAATTTCGAGTATAGATAAACGCAATCTGGCTTGTCAAATTAGATTTGATAATATACGGAAATCATATGCGGATTTATTGGGGTATCAATATCAGCCGTCATTGCTAAACACGAATGTTATGCCTAGTAAGGTAGATAGTAGTAGTGGTAGTAGCAGTAAATCAACTTCTAGCTCAAATAACAATAGTACAAAAAAAAATGGTAATGGTAATGGTAATGGTAATGGTAATAGCAATTATACTAAAAACGGGAATCGAAATACTCGAAAATATCGAGGGTAATGTAAAATTAGCTAAATAACAATATTTTTTGTTTTGCACGCATTCACTGTACCTACAATATTTGTTGGAGTGACGTTTTCTACGTTTGTGTATATTATTTCAACGTTTTTCTCTGATTTGCATTTTGAATATTCTTTGCATATCACTGCTCCTTGTTTAATTATATGCATAAATTGTTTTTTTGTTAAATTATCAGGTATAAAATTATATCGCAAATACTCTTTTTCTGGATCGTATAGACCATTGCATTTATTATTATAATATTCTAAATTCATTACTGCTATAACATGACATGATGATTCTTTACTTACATGAAACCATATGTCTTGTGGATGTGATTCTTCAATAATTTCAACATTATTTTTTGCATTTCGGCCAATTTTATAGAGAATGGATTCTCCTATACTTGGAATAAATCTTGTAACAGTTCGCATTTTATCTGGTTTTACCGATTTTATATTCATAATAGACAAATATTTATATCTATATAAATATTTGTGTAATAAATTCAATTTTTATTTTTTATTTTGTAAGAGATTATCCAAAAAATTAGTTTTGGGTTTTTCTTCATATTTTTTTCCTTCTACACCACACATGTGGTCGAAATTTCTCGCAGTGGAACAATAATGATATTTTGTTATTTGAGGTTTCCCACGACCATTCACGAAAAAATAATCATCTTCTAGATATGAAAATTTGCTACATTTACAAAACATATCAGAGGTCAAAAAATTTTCTTTCAGAGAAAATTTACAATTAGTACAAAATTTTGGATCTTTGGGAATTATTGATGTTGCTACTGTCGAAAATGTCAAAAATGTTGTTTGCAATAGAGCGAACAAAATAAGTAAAAATCCTTTCATTTTACTTATTTTACATAAATACGTTTATATTATTTATATAAATACATAGTATTTGCCAATTTAATTATGATTTATTTAGTGAAAGTAATCTTAATAATAAAATGAAAAAATATCTACATAATATATATATATATATTTCATCTAATAGTGAAAATGTCGTGTAGTAATGATGAAATAATTTCCGATTTAGATAGGTTAATTAAGTATAAAAACTCGTGGAATCCTTTGTCACAAAAACCAGACATTAACTGTGATATTGATTTACAAGAATTTAAAAAAAAGAAATGGAATCACTGAAAGTATAAATATAGATGTTAATAATCTATCTGTTAAAGAACTATCAGAATTAAAAGAGCACTTTGAAATAATGAATAATAACAACCCTCTTAATGCTCTTATTAAAGAAAATACAACAGAATTATCAAAAATAAAAGCACTGAATGAAGAAATTCAACGTAAAAACGACGAACTTAATCTTTTACAAAATAAAAAAAACACGTATCTATCACCAGACACTCCACATATTACAAATCTAAAGGTTCAAATTGAATACTTAAAAAACGAATTAGAAGAAGCGCAGAAAGGTAGTTATAAATACACTGGTGGTAAGCGCAAATCAAAACGTCGTAAGAGTAAAAAACCAACAAAAAACGGTAAAAAAAATAGAAAATCGAATAAAAAATCTATGAAGAAATCTATGAAGAAATAAAGTCTTCTCTCTATCATTGATTATAAAATATGTTATACATTGTATGTTATAATTAAAATATTATTAAAAAAAATTAAAACAAACCAAAAAATGATTTTTTCTCAGAAACTGGTTCTGTCTTCTTTGATTTTCTTCTTTTGGTTTTTGTCTTTTTACTTGTGGTTTTTTTGGTTTTCTTTGTTGTGGTTTTCTTTGCCTTGGTTTTTTTTGTTGTGACTTTTGACGCTGGAACAACAGCTACCCATTTATGTACACCATTTACATCAGGTTTTGATTTAAACATTTTTCCGTTGTTTCCCTTCTTTGTCTTTCCTTTGCACTTGTTGGCAGGGAATGGTGGAGAAAGCCTTGTTTTGTATTTTTTTGTGTTGTCTTTGACGCATTTAGTTTTGTTTCCCATGTTTATATATATTATAACAATATAAAAATCTAATAGTATAGGTTTTTATTTTGTACTGTTTAATTTTCTGTTTTGATTGAAAAGGTTGATTTAACCGTAATGACAACTAAATGTTTTGTTATCCATAAACCTAATATAATCCACATATTCGTGATACTGTTTCCCCCATTATATATAATCCACCTAAATGCATGACAATGTGGGAGTGGAACTACTATTGGTGATGTTATGAATCCAATAAATGATGTTGGAGTGCAATAATAAACATATAAATTGCTACATGCGTAGTGGAGTACAATCCATAATAAATAAATACCAAACGCATTGGATACATGATTTAAAATTCTTACTATCGCATAATCTTTCATTTCCATATTGGTTGTGTTGTGTTGTTGTGTTGTTGTCTTGTTGTGGGTTTGCATAAAAAAATCAATTTTTATTTTTATTTGTTAGTATTGTCCGTTACAGAATAGACTCATATTTTTCAATAAATTCCTCTTGCAGGTTTAGAGGAATACAATTAAAATCTACCAATAAACGGTTTAATTCATATTTCTCATACGCATTTTCTTTTTTTAATTTGCTGTTAAAATATTCGGGATCCATGTAACATTTTAATGCTGTTTTGGGACCGCATTTCTTAAAAACAGATGATATATTATCACTAGAATCTCCCATGACTATTTTACAAAATAGATCCTTTTTCGGGTCTCCAAAACTGCTCTTCTCTTCTGCAATATTTTTATATGTCATGTTATAAATTTTTACTCTAGGTTCTACAAGTTGAAGATAATCTTTGTCACTAGTTATTATGTATATTTTACAATTTTCGTGTTTGTTTAATAAATGCTTTACCGATAATGCTATACAGTCATCAGCTTCTAATTGTGGATATTCTAATATTTCTTGAGCGCCTCCTTTATGGAAAAGTTCTTCATTGTATGTTATTGCGAAAAACTTACCAATTGAATCACCATCTTTGTTGCTACGTGTTGATTTGTACGCATCGATATGTTGATTTCGCCATATATTTTCTCTCTTACAATCCCTTCCAACATATATAGTTGGTGGTGGGTCGGTTTGTGTTTGTTGCATTTTCTTTTTGGATTTAACGTCCATGTTGGATTCTAATAAATGTATTTTACTAGGTATTTCTTCTACTTTTTCTATAAATGTTTTTTTGTATTTTTCAATGAAATCATCTGTTATTTCAAATTGTGTAGGGGTAGGCGGTGGATTAGACAATTCACCATAAACTGTTGGTCCTGGATTTGCCAATTTCCACCAGTTCATAACTGAATAAAATCGATAAAATATAAAATAGCTACCATCTATGAATATATACGTTGGGGTTGGAGTTGGGGTTGGTGTTGGTGTATCGATGTTATTATTCATTATTTTGTTTGTTGCTTATTGTTGTATTGTTGTTGTATTGTTGTTGTATTGTTGTATGTTTATGATATTACTATTATATTTATATGTTCAATTTTATTATTAATTATATAGATTATACTAATATGGAGAAACTCTCTAGTATAATCTATAAAAGTGCATTAGAAACGTATGATTTAGTAGAAAAAAATAAAAAACCAATAGTGCAACTTATTACTATGTTTCTACCCAAAGAAACACGTGATTTTATTCTTAAAAAAGAGTTTGAATATAATACCTACTATTCAAAATCAGAATTAGAAGCTATGGATATTGAAAAAGTAGGAAAGTCATCGAAAAAAAAGCGAAAAAGGAAAAAAAGTGTCAAACCAATTAATTTATCAAATTTTATCAATAGACCAAAACTACTATTTATAACACAATATATTCCAGAAAGTTTATTGAATTTTATTATTTTCTTTTCTTATTTATGTTTGCACAGTATATATTTTTGGTCTGTTTTATTTATAATATTATTTGTTACTAATATTCACTATTTATTAATTGGATTGTTTATAGCATTTGTTAATGCTATTGGAACCGTATTATTTTCTGATTGTCCTATTTTTATACTAGAGCAAAAATACAGAAATAAATTGACAGATAATCAACATTTCATATATAATATCATAAAAAAAATATCAGATGATCAAAAGCATTATAGTTATGAAGAATTAATGGAACAATTGATATTTGCTGTTTTTGTAATATTTATTAAAATTAATTTGATTATTTTATATAGGGTGTTAACCAGTTGGTTTTTATCCAAACCCTAAAAAATACTACTATACATCTCGATTGCTTTTTCTTTTTGTAAAGAATAATCCACTATAGGTGATGGATAATTTATTTTGTTTTTGTATTCCGTGTGATATTTATCCCAATTATGAATTTCTTTCGCTGGTACATCCTTCAACTCCGGTATCCATGTTTTTATGTAAATGGCATCTTCATCCACCTCTGCTGATTGATTATATGGGTTAAATATTCTGAAATAAGGTTGGCTATCCGCACCCGTACTAGCAATCCATTGCCAATTACCATTATTCGAAGCAGGATCATAATCCACTAATTTTTGAGAGAAATATTGTTCCCCTTCTCTCCAATCAATCAATAAGGTCTTTGTTAAAAAACTCGCAACGATGAGACGGGCTCTATTATGCATATAACCTGTTGTGTTCATCTGTCTCATGCCTGCATCTACAATAGGAAACCCCGTAGTACCTGTTTTCCACGCATGTAAATATCGGGCATTTGTACGCCATCGAATCTTATTGTAATTCGGTTTCATAGCATGTCCCAAAACATGCGGATGCGCATACAGTATATTTATGTAAAATTCTCTCCATATTAATTGCCTAACCAAATCCTTTATACTTCGAAATTTATGAAACACTTCACGAATAGAAACACATCCGAATTTAATATAGGGTGACAAAAGAGAAGTTGGTATAGAGAGAATATCACGTGTTTTTGAATAATGTTTTTGCGTTTTTAACGCACTATCTAATACCTTCAATCCATCTTCTCTTCCACCGTGCGATAATATATGTATGTTTATTTTTGTAAACTTTGACATTGCGTCTTGGAGAGAAATTGTTTTGTTTTCTGTGTGTCCGCCCTTTTTAAAATTTATATTTTTTTTATTTATCGTTTGTGGTAACGTTGGTTTAATCGATTTTACAGTGTTATAAAATGGAGTAAATTTTTGATAGGAAGATCCTGTTCCATTAAGAATAGATCCTGGTTCATACATATAATAATCTGATGCCATTTCGCATTTGATCTTCATTTTTTCACATAGTTGGGATAGACTATCGTCTCTCTCGATTGCATAAGGTGTATAATCTTTATTGAAACATAGATACTGGATGTTCCATTTTTTAATACATTCTTTTATCACTTTGTTTGTATTACCATAAAATATATGTAGTTTGTTATTGGTTTGTTCATTTAAATCATGCAAACTTTCAATCATGAATTGGACCGAATTATTTGATTTATACGGATTTGCAGAACCAACTTGCTCGGGTGTAAAAATAAACACTGCATATACAGAATTGCATTTTTTGATTGTTTGAATTAATCCAGTATTATCATGAATTCTTAAATCACGATGAAATAAAAAAAGCCCATTTTCATATTTTTGCATAATTTAGATATAGATTTAATATAGATTAAAAAAAATATATTTATATTTAAATATAATTTTTTAATATAAATAAATGACATCTACAACTGGAAGTAACGGTAGATTAGGAAATCAAATAATACGCAATATAGCAGTTAGTTTAATAGCAGAAAAACACAATATAAAGGTTGAATATTACAATAAACATTTAATTAACAAATTGGGTATTAATTTATTTAGTGGAAGCAAAACATTCGAGAATTTTCAATGTTTGAATGATGAAAATTATTTTGCAATTTACAATTGTGATAATCTTAATTATAATTTAGATCCAAATAAAAATTTTTTTCAAACAAAAGAAATAAGTAATTTTATATACGACTATTTACACATGGATTCAATAAAAACTAACATTATTGATAAAAACCCTTATATAATAAGGTATAAAACAAATAATGATTTATTCATTCATATCAGATTGACTGATGCTAGTCGTTTTAATCCTGGAATTAATTATTATTTGAATGCAATAAAAAGTATCAAGTTTGATAATTTATATATATCAACAGATGATATACATCATAATATTATAAAAAGTATTATTACTTTATATCCGAATACTAATGTAATTGTGTGTGATGAAATAACTACATTTCAATTTGCGAGTACATGTAAACATATTATATTATCACATGGATCATTTTCTGCTATAATTGGCTATTTGGCTTTTTTTTCTAATATATATTATCCAGAATATGAATTAGAAAAAATATGGTATGGGGATATGTTTTCTATAAAAGGTTGGAAAAAAATGAAAATTGTTTAGAGTTTATACTCTAGACACTAGACACTAGACTCTAAAACATTTATAACCGCCTTATATTGGTGGTTATAAATCTATAAATGAGAAATACTATAAGAATAACTTTATTTTGAAATAATATCTACATGTCTAAATATCCAAACTAATCGTGTTTTTATCTGATCTCGGCTTACGTCTACTTCTTTTTGGCATATTACCACTTCCACTACCTTGTAATTCTTTTAAATCAGAAATACTAATAGTACTATCATTATTTATACTTACTGAATCTATATCCATTTGAGGTGGTAGTTGTGATTGTTGTGATTGCTGTGATTGCTGTGATTGCTGTGATTGCTGTTGTGACTCTTGAATATTGATTGTTTTTGTCTTTAAACCTGATAAAATTTCACTTATATCACTAGGACCTTTCATCTCTGGTCTTTGGGCAGATGATTGTTGTTGTGGTTGTCTTCTTGGAGTTCTTTCAATATTTACTGGATTTGATTGATTTTCGCGAATATTAATTCCATCATTCATGTTTGGTATACTCGATCTTCCCATACCTGCACTCATATTCATACCGTTCATGCTATTGTTATTTCCTGGGCGACCTCCCATATATGGAGCGCTATTTGGTCCTTGTGTTGCCATAGGCGGTGGTGGTGGTCCTCTTCCCATTGGAATCTCGGGTTCTGGATTCATTAAACCACTCATAAAACCTCCAAATCCTGGATTATTTTGACCCATTGAATTTACTGCAGCATTTTGAAATTGTTTCATTAAATCTGGATTTTGTCTTAAAATATCATCCATACCAGGCATTGATGATTTGAACATTGTATTTGTCATATGTAACATAAGAGCACTACCACCCAATTGAAACATTAGTTTTAGTTCTGGTGCCATGGTTGCCTTTGATTTGTATTTTTCATACAACTCTGCGAAAATTTCATCATAATCAGTAATATTTTCATTTATTTGTTCGCTCCATCCATCTAATTTAATATCAAATGGATCAAATTTGTTATTTAAAAATTCAATACCATTTATAACAGCCATCATCATATTTCCCTGAAACTTGACTGAATTTTGTTTTGTCTTTTCTTCCATAATGGTTTCATATTCACCTTGCATTTCTGCTAAAGGTGATTCCATATTGTATTTTTTTGATAATTCAACCCCTTTTTTCTCCAATGCTTCCAACTTTCTTAAATACTTGAATTTTTCTCTCAATAATTCTTCTTTTGACATAGCTGGTTGCACTGGAACAGTTCTATCTGGGTTAATAGGAACATTATTAAATTTACCAAAACCATCCCATGTTTTTGAGTTGGCATCTCCAGTCTCTGCGGTTGATTGACCGATTGATATAGATGGTCCTGATCCTGAAGAGGATGATGTATTGTCATCAAACCGGACGCCTAATGATGGTCGTTCACTTGCTGATGCTGAAAAAATATCAGATTTTGGTGAATAACTAGATGATCCAGAATCAATATTAAAACTAGTAGAATCTGACAATTCATTCAATTCATTTTCTAATTTATTTAAATCATCAAGACTGATGTCATCATCGAAACCCTTTGATTTTGATTTTCCATCTTTTGCTTTATCATTCATTAATAATTCGATACCTCCTCCGAAATTGACTGATTTTAAATCATTCAAATCGTCATTTAAATTTGATATATCTATAATCTCACTATCCATTAATATAACTTATTAAGAACATATAATTTTAAGTAGTACGAATATAATAATATATTTTTGATTTTGGTTCAGGTCTATAATTTATTTTTTATATACCAAATGCCTTGTAAAAAACAATCCGCTAAATCATCCTTTTTTCCATGCTTTTTAAAAAATTGAATCCATTCGTCATTGGAGTTGGTTTTTTCTAAATTTTCTAAACACGTCGATATACCCAATTTTTTTCTATCATTGTATTTCGATTTTTCTGTTTTGTCGTCTTGTGTATGTGTAATAGTGATTGTGTTCTGGTTAGTAACATCTTTCAATTTATTAAAAGAAGATACAAATTCAATATGTTGTTGCTGTTGTGTGGAATTTTTCATAATAAAATATTGTGCTACCATCCCTTGAATTGTTTTCATGCGATTCGCTATTGGACTAATTTGATTTTCAATTAAAATAACATCAATGTTATCATATGTGTTGTTATTTGTAAAAATGTCATCAAACTTTTTTTTTATATTTTTTCCAATGCTAATAATATC